GAACGAATCCTTAACAGTTCTAAAACCCATTTATTTTCGGAAGTTTAGAAAAACTTGCACTAAACCTGTAAAAAGACTTGCTATGAATCTTTACTGGACGAGGGTTCGAAACCCTCCGGCTCCACATTATCGTTCTTTGAAATAATATGTTGGTAAACACGTGGATATATATAATAAATATAAACTTATATGAATACTAAAGATAGAAAATTAATAGAAGCAATAGAAGCATCTCAAACGATGTCAGAAGCTGCTGCTAGATTAGGTGTAGCTTTTAGTACTTTTAAAAGAAGAGCACTCATGTTAGGTGTATACACACCAAATCAAGGAGGAAAAGGTACTTATAAAACCAAGAAAAAATTAGAAGATGTTTTTTCTGGTAAAATACACCTGGTAACTTCACAACTTAAGGCAAGGCTTTTTAGAGAAGGATATAAAGAAGAAAAATGCGAAAGTTGCGAAAGAACAGAATGGCTTGGAGAACCCATACCTTTAGAATTAGACCACATCAACGGCGATAGATTAGACAATTCTTTAGAGAACTTAAGAACTTTATGTCCTAACTGCCATGCCAAAACGCCAACATATCGTAAGAAAAATTACATTGCTCGGGTGGCGGAATAGGTAGACGCGTCAGATTTAAGCTCTGATTCCTAGATTGGAGTGCGGGTTCGATTCCCGCCCCGAGTACAAATGGACCGGTAGCTCAGCTGGATAGAGCATCTGCCTTCTAAGCAGACGGTCGGAGGTTCGAATCCTCCCCGGTTCACTAAAACTTTTTTAAAAAAAGTCACTCCAGATTTTTTTATGTCGTTTAAAATGATTATATTTATACTATAATCAAAACAACAAAAGATATGACAATTAATACAACAATTCTAGACTTCGCAACAGATGCACATAGTGGTCAACTTCGAAAGTATACTGGAGATGCATACATCATCCATCCTATCGCAGTAGCACAGTTGGTTATTGACAACGGAGGAGACCAAAACATGGTAAATGCTGCTATTCTTCATGATGTATTAGAAGATACTGCAGTAACTCACAATCAATTACGAGCATTTTTGCACCAAACGCTTAGTCAAGCTGATGCTGAAGATACTTTAAGTTTAGTAGTTGCTTTAACTGATGTATACACGCATCAAGATTTTCCAAATCTAAACCGTAAAGCCCGTAAGCAATTAGAGGCTCAGCGTTTAGGCTTAGTATCTCAACGTGCAAAAGCAATTAAAAAATTAGATATGGTAGATAACACAAAGTCTATTGTAGATAATGACCCTAAGTTCTCTAAAGTTTACTTAGCAGAGAAAGAAGTATTATTAACATTTTTAAATCAATAAAATGACGACAGAAGAGAAAGATTGGTTTTTGGGTTTACCAGCAGAAATAAAACTCGAACTTTTAGGTGATATGTTAAAAGAAGGAAATGCAGGTATGGCTTTAGCTACAGCAAAGATTTTGCTAGATGCCCCTTTTTCTGAAGGAGGAATATTAACCGAAGATATCAATAAAGTATTTGATAACAATCTAAACCAAAACAAAGAAGATGAGCAAGGAAATTAATATAAATTGGTGGGCAGAAGATGATTGGTATTTTATACCAACGTTTAACCTACATATAGAATACAGATGCTTTAGTTTTTACTTTCTAAAATTTACTTTAGAATTAGCATATTAAAACCAAAACAAAAAAGATGATTAGATTTTTTAAAGCATTATTAGCACACCCATTTAGATTTAAGTTTTCAATAGATGAAGATGAAAGATTATTTTTAGATGTGGGAATTGTATGGATAGCGGTACCAGTATTCTTATATTGGTTTCTATAAACTAAATCAAAAGCAGAATTATTAAGACAAAAGAGATGAAACACTTTAAGCCCCCTACTAAAATAGAAATAAAAGGCTCCTCCAGAGGAGGATATGGCTGTTTTGCGACAGAGCATATTAATAAAGGTGAAGTTGTAGAAATAAGCAAAGTTTTACCCATAATGAAAAACACCGAATTTCAAATTCATGCTTATCCCGATACTAGAGTAAATAGAGGAAGGGTGCTTTGTCTAGGTTATGGGTCTTTATACAATCATTCGGATAATCCTAATTTAGAACAGGAAGAGTATGAAAATAATCTATTTAGATTTATAGCAATCAAAGATATTCTTAAAGGAGAAGAATTACTAATAAAATACGGCAATGCATATTTTTCTAGTAGAGATATAGAAAAAAAATAAACTTTTCACAATTTTAACATATAATAATTATGAAGAAAAAGAGTATATTAAAAGAAGCTGATGAAATAATCAATAACCGATCTGAAGAAAAAGAGAGACAATATGGTCCATTTTCAGAAGGCATGGATAGAGCGGCTTCAATATTTAACGGAATGACCGGCCTAGATGTTACAGGTAAAGAAATGTATATGGCACTTATAGCACTTAAATTTTCTAGAGAAAGCTACAATCACAAAAGAGATAACCTTCTTGATGCAGTTGCATACATAGGAGCATTAGATAATTACATAGAAGAAGAAGATAATACATTATAATTATGAAAACACCAGTAAAAGATATTTGGGAATTAGGAACATGGGCTAAAATTGCTATTGACGATGTTGTAACAACATTTAGTAATAAGAAGGCATCACATAAATCTGCATGGACATACATGCTAAAAAACCAGTTAAATCAAGCTGGTTTAGACTGTGATATATTAACAAAAAACGATAATGTTCATGATTATGACGCGTGGTTTATCGTACTTCCAATGGAATTTCAAGGAAGTTATAATCTTTTTGGAGGAGCACAAGATGATACTGCAATGAGAATGCAAAGACTATTAGATTTTAAAGGTCCTATATTTTGTATTAATAGAGAAATGCCAGATATTGGTAAATTTGCAGAAAGTAGAATGAAGTCATGTTCTCAAATGTGGTCAGAACTTGATACTGAAAAACTTTCAGAAATTTCAAAAAATATAAAAACAATAGACCTTACATTAGAATCTGATACTTTTGTATTGGGAGATAGTCATTCAGTTTCAGCATATAAACCTGGAGCAAATATCTCTAGAAATGATGGGAAAACACTTTATGGAGTTCTCAAAGAAGGAATGCAAAATTATATTCCAGAAGGGACAAAGCATCTTATTTCATATTTTGGAAATATAGATATTAGACACCATCTTGGTAGACAAAAAGATCCTCTATTATCAACAATAACCCTCGCTGAAGATTATATTAAACACCTTGAAACTTTGAATATTCCAAAAATTACAGTGGTTGCTTTATTACCAATTGAATATGAAGAGAGAAGAATTCCAAAAACAGGATGGTATAAAGGAACTCCATTTACTGGAACCCAAGAGGCAAGAACAAAAATCATGATAGAGTTTAACCAAATTGTTAGAAGACTTTGTGAAGAAAAGGGCTTTGAATTTAAAGAATGGCCAAGACATTGGTATACAACGCATCCAAAAGAATTTGCAGACACTTATATGGAAAAACCTGGAAGCGTTCATCTTTCAAGACAATATTATCACTATGATTTTGATAGCGGAGAAGAGAATGAAGAACTTAAACAAAAAGTTTTTGGTTTATTTTGAAACAAAATAAAAAAATTAAGTATAAAGTATAAATAATAAAAATAAAATATGAGCAAAAGCAAAAAAATTAAAGTAGGAATTATTGGCGTTGGAAATTGCGCTAAGTCCTTAGTAGAAGGAGTACAATACTACTCTGAAAAGCAAACTTCAGCAAATGGTATGATGCGTGAAGATATCGGAGGATATACGGCTGAAAATATCGAATTTGTGTGCGGTTTTGACATTGATGAAAGAAAAGTAAATACTCCTCTTGGAGAAGCTTTAAAACAAAGACCTAATAGCGCTTATGATATTGTTGAAAAAATAAATTCAAAAGCTCCAGTTTATGAAGGTCCAGTAATTGATGGTTACGCGCTTCTTATGGATGCATATCCTGAAAAAGACAGATTTTTAGTTTCAGAAAAACTTAGAAATAGCTCTGAAATGAATAGAGTTTCTTGGACTAAGAAAAAAGAAAACGAATGGAAAGAAAAAATAATTAATTTAATTAACAAACATGAAGTTGAGGTATTAATTAACTATCTTCCAGTAGGTTCTCAAAAAGCAACAGAATTTTGGGCTGAAATTTGTTTAGCAACTGGTGTAAGTTTTGTAAATTGCATTCCAGTATTTATTGCGTCAGACCCATCATGGGAAAAAAGATTCATCGATGCTGGAATTCCACTAGTAGGAGATGATATGAGAAGTCAATTTGGAGCATCTATTCTTTCTCAAATGTTACAAGAACTTGCCTTTGAAAGAGGACATGATGTCAAAGCACATATTCAAAGAAATGTTGGTGGTAATACTGACTTTTTAAATATGGAAGATAAAGGAAGACTACAATCTAAGAAAATATCTAAAGAAAATGTTATTAGAGCACAAAACGATATTAGAGGTATTTCTACTGAAAATAGCTTTTTACATGCAGGACCTTCTGAATATATTGCATACTATGGTGATAACAAAGTTGCTAACTTCAGATTGGAACTTGAAGGATTTGGAGGAGCTCCAGTTCTTTTAGATGCTCAACTATCTGTTCAAGATAGCCCAAATTCAGCAGGCGTAGTAATAGATGCTTTAAGATATGTGAGAGTTGCAAGAGAAATGGGAATTGTTGGAGCGTTAAGAGGCCCATCAGCATTTACTCAAAAAACTCCCCCAAAACAAATGATGTTTGCAGATGCAGTTCAAGAATGTGAGGCATTAGCAAATAGAAAACTAACACCAACTACGAAAAAACAAGTAGTAGCTAAAAAAGTTAGTGAAGTTAGAAGAGGTACTTCTACGGTTCAAGGAACTTTAAATAAAAACTAAAAATGTACAAATTGAGATTTAATTTTTTAAGAAAGCTTTTTCAAAATGAAAAAGTTAGTAAAAGCAAAGAGGTTAAAAAAGCTAAAAAAGCTAAAAAAACCAAGAAAATTGAAAAAGTATACGGTTATGACTTCGATGGTGTAATTTCCATCGGAGTCCATCCGCGAAATTCAAACGATGTTATTATAACTGGAAGATGTATAGATGAGGCAGAACATGTTTTATCTGTCTTAGATAAAAAAGGAATAACAAATAGTGTCTATTTTAACCCAATGACTTTAGCAGAACGTGGAAATCATACACTTAAAGCTAGAAGATTTTCTGGAGCTCACAAAGCAAAAACAATTACCAAACTAAAAAATAAAAAAATATTAGTTACTAGGTTTTTTGAAGATGATACTACTCAAATAAAATGCATATCTAAAGAACACCCAGAATTAGATATAGTACACATCAAATCTAATTTAGTAGAAAAATAAAATTATGGCACTTACAACATTACAAAAAAACTTAAGAAAAGATTATATGCAATACTTGAATGCTACTGAAGATGTAGATAAGAGTATGATAACCGACTGTATTAAACACTATCAAATACCGGAAGTAGATTATAGAGATAAAATATGTTTAGACCTTGGTGGTAATGTTGGCGGTTTTGCTAAATTAGCAGTAGATAGTGGTGCATATAGAGTATACACTGTTGAATGTGATTCTAGAAACTTTTTAAAAATGCAAACGAGTTTTCAAAATGAAGAAAAGGTAAATGTTATACATGCTGCAGTTTCAGGAAGTAGAGAAGATTCACTCGATATATACAAAGGACAGAGCAAATCAAATCACTGTTCTACTTCCATTATCAAAAGAACAGGAAGATATCAAAATTACGAAAATGTTAAAAATATAAATATCAAAGACCTTTTACATGTTTGTAAACCAGATATTGTAAAAATAGACGTTGAAGGAGCAGAATATGAATTAATTGATGATGTTTTAAATTACCACCCAGAGTTCTTATTTATAGAACTCCACATGGGAAAAATGAAAGAACTTGCACAGCCAACTTTAGATAGATTAGATGCGTTATATTCAAGCAGCAGTGTAGAGCCAGTTATTGTGTTTCAAAGCGTTGCAGGTTACGATTGTTGGTATAAAAAATAAAAAAATGCTAGACCAAGTTAACATGGAAGTAGTCAAAGATGTTGGCTACTTTTTTAATAAAGTAAATGAGAGAGCACTTTGGCAGCTCGGTATAAATGAAACATATAGCAGCGGAGGAGACGCTGCTTTAGGGGAAACTGTAGAATATTTTCATCCACAATTAACGCTTGACGACAGAATGCGATACATCATGGAGAATATCGTTTATTCTGGTCTTGATATCGACAACATTATTTGCAATACAATTATATCTCACTTTTATGGAGGTAGAGGAATTCATCAGATATTAACTAAAGAAAGAGACCCTAAAAAAGCTCTTGTAGATTTTAAAAGACTTTTAGTAGATAAAGACTATGAAAATACTATTAGAAAGAATTTAGAACATGCTGTAGAGTTAGGTTTACCAATCTATGGAACTACAGAATTAAGAACAAGTTTATTTGGAGCAGCAAATACTTATATTGCTGAATCTAGAAATCAAGAACGTGATGCACATAAAATCAACATTTTATTATGGGTAGCAAGTTTTATACCAAGAGGAATAACATCGAGAATGTCTCAGGCACAATCACTTAAAGAGATGTATGATATTATCACAAATATTGAAGGTGTAGGACAGTATTACGGTTATCACTGCTCAACGTCTAACTCGGTAAACCCGGCCATTAATATAAACCACGATGAAAGATTTTGCGTACCAGGACCTGGTGCTAGACTTACTTTAGATATTATGTTTGGTGAAGGTTGTAAAATTCCTTATGGAGACAGAGTAATTTGGTTTAGAGAAAACTATAAAGACCTTATTGGCGAAATCTATCTTCATCCATCAACACATAATGTCATTGTCAATGGAAATCGAGTTCTTGCCGAAGAGCAAAATGATTTAAAGGTTTACGGATGTGAAGTTGGGTTATGTCAATACGGAGTTTACCATAGGCTTAGAAATAACCCACATTTAATTAATAGACGAAAAGTTGCAAGAGCAGATGGGGCATTAATGGAATCTTTTTTCAATAATAATTATAAACAACAAACGCTTTTTTAGATATATAAAATAAAATCTATTTAAAATGAATCATACTAAACTGTTTGAACAATTTGTTAATGAGAACATTAAAAATATGACCATCGGTACACCTGCTACAAATTCAGCTCAAAGGGAAACTGTTAAATTTGAATTATGGGCTTTAAAAGAAGGTCTTAAAAACACATACGGTAAAGATTTTTCTAAAGCTAAACAAACAAATCCTAAAAGCGCAAAAGGAAAGTTAGCAATATATGCGGTAACTGAAGAAAAAGAAAACCCATATACAACAAACGATAATTTTAAAACAATTGCAGCAAATACAATAATTGCAGTATGCGACGGTAAAAAGCCTCTATATTTTCATAGAGAACCAATGTTTGGACCTCCTTATGAGGGCGAAATCACTCTAACACCAGAAAGAAGAACAAATCACGACAACCTTAATTTTGGTTATCACGACCATGAAGGTGGAAAATACGCAACAGGTATTAAGAACCTTAAAAGAATTATAGAATTAGCAGACGTAGCATATACTTTTTAAAATAAATTAAACTAATTAGAAGGGAACCTTAAACAGTTCCCTTTTTTTATCTATAAAAATAGATGGAAAATTCAACACCAAAACCAGACCATATTGTATTTAATGAGGAAACTGGAGAATATGATGCTAATACAAAAGCATATCCAACAACAGCAAGTGCTCCTTCATTTTCACCAGTTATTTTTGATAATCATGAAAGTGTTAAAGCTTCTAAATATTTTCAGACAAAATTTAATGAAATCAAAAATGAGTATTTTCAACTTATTAATCATTGGGAGAATACTAAAAGGGTTTATGATGCAGATTGTAATTTTAAACCAATAACTGGAGAAATATATCACCTTTACACAAAAGATACTGGAGACTTTTTAAGCATTATAGAACCTTCTCAATGGAATCAAAAATATGTTGGAAGTTTTAAATTAACAACTGATGGAAAATGGGAGTCCGTAAAGGAAACAAACGACTAGAACCCTATATAACTATTAAATATAATAAATTATGGCAAACATTGATAACGAATGTAAAGATTTAGAAGTAAAAGACTTCTATGAAGAATCAACAACACACTTAGCAGACATTATGGAAAACCAAAAGAAAATGCAAGAGCAGACTTACGGTTTTAATTTCGAAGATATGACAATTAGAGAAATAATGGACTTTTGGCATTGCAACACACATGCAGTTGTAGATGAAATTCACGAAATGACAGATGCTCTTGGGGGTATTAAAGATGGCTCTGGAAACGCAGTGTGGAAATATTGGAAAAAAGACTTTCCAAAATATGATAAATTAAAAATTTCTGATATGAGTGAAGATGATAAAAAAGAACTTTATATGGAGTGGGTAGATATTCTACACTTTTTTATTAATTATGCTGCATCTATAGGACTTGACGCAAAAACAGCATATAATTATTACTTTGCAAAAGCAGAAGAAAATGTAAATCGTCAAAAAAGAGGATATTAGTAGGTAAGTCCGTGTAACCGGTTATAAAAAATAAGTATGATATTAGATATTGAGCAAAAAGAAAAAGAAGTAATAATAAGCTACTACGACAAAGAAGGAAAAGTAAGCTTTAAAAGATATCCAATTGATAAATTTGAAAATTGGGTTGTAACCGATGAAAAAGATAAATATAAACACCCACAACTAAAAAATTGGAATGGAAAGCCAATTAAAAAAATTACTTCAAAAAGAGGATTTAATAAATTTAGTTTAGTATATTTCATTGAAAGTTTACCTGAAAAAGACCAAAAAGAGCTTTTTGAATCTAACAGCCCTAAAACATATTTTATAGATATTGAAACAGAAATAGTAGACGGTTTTCCAAAAGCAGAAGACGCTAAAACTAGAATACTTAACTTTTCAATTATAACGCCTGATAAAAAAGCAATAGTATTAGGCATTAAAGAGTTAGATATGAAAGGTCTTGAAAAAGACACTAATGAATATTTTAAATCTTTAGATGATGATTGGTCCATATCATATTATAAGTTCGATAATGAGTATGATATGGTCTATAATTTTATTCATAAATTCATGCCTAAGTTTCCAATGATGACCGGATGGAACTTTATTAATTATGATTGGAAGTATATTGTAAATAGATGTAAAAGACTTCAAATAGATATTAGCGAAATGTCAGTTACTGGAAAAGTAGACAAAGTAGATGGTAGACCGTTACACATGGGAATTCTCGATTACATGCAATTATATGATAAGTATGATAAGTCTGTAAAAGTAAGAGAATCTAATTCTCTTGATTTTGTTTCAGGACAGATTGTAGGTCTTAAAAAGATTAAATACAATGGAGGATTACAAGAACTGTACGAAAACGATTATAAAAAATATGTTTACTACAATATAGTAGATTCTATTTTGGTATACTATATAGACCAAAAAATAAAGTCAATGGACGTTCTTTTAACATTAGCAAATATTACAAAAATGCCTCTGTATAAAGCAGCTAGCCCTGTTGCAATGACTGAAGCATTAATGGCTAGAAAATTAATGGAACAAAATAAAAGAATTGGAACAGAAAGAAAAGAAGATGTTGCAAAAGATGGAAAGTACACTGGTGCATTTGTTAAAGAGCCAATTTCAGGTTTTTATTCTGGTGTAAGTGCGTTTGACTTTGCATCTCTATATCCTTCAATTATGCGACAATTTAATATTTCACCAGATTCATATATTGAACAAATTCCAAAAGAAGATATTGCAGAACGCAGGAAAGATAGTAATGTTATTGTATGTGAAAATGGAGTAGTTTACAAAAATAATGAATCAGTATTAAAACAAATTCAAAGTGATTTATACGCTCAAAGAAAAGAGTATAAAGCTATAGCTTATGATTATTTTGAAAAAGCAGCAATGGTTCAAAAAAAAATTAATTTAAAAAAGAACCCATAATTAAGTGTGTTGATGATATATAAAACACATCAAACAATCAAAGGTCAATCGACCTTTTTTTGGACAAGTAAGGCAATTTTAGCTATTAATATCGTATTGCCTTTTTTTAGAAATTAACTAAAAATTATTTTAAAACATGAATTTATTTAAAGAAAGAATAGAATATAAACCATTTGAATTTCCTGAATATTATAGTGATGGATGGTTACCACAGGCACAGGCATTTTGGTTACATACTGAAATTCCTATGCAAAGTGATGTTAAAGACTGGAAAGAAAATTTAACAGAATCTGAAAAGAATTTAGTAGGTAATATACTTTTAGGTTTCGCACAAACTGAATGTGCAGTAAGTGATTACTGGACTACAATGGTAACTAACTGGTTTCCAAAGCATGAAATAAAACAAATGGCTATGATATTCGGTAGCCAAGAAACAATTCATGCTACTGCATATTCTTATTTGAATGAAACACTAGGATTAGATGACTTTTCTGCTTTTCTACACGAGCCTACTATAGCTGAAAAATTTGAACATTTATCAGGAGTAGATTCTAATTATACTCATAAAGATTTAGCAGAAAATAATAAAGCTAGAAAAGAAGTGGCTAGAAGTTTAGCAATTTTTTCTGCTTTTGCAGAAGGCGTTTCGCTCTACAGTTCTTTTGCTGTTTTATACAGTTTTCAAATGAGAAATCTTTTAAAAGGAATTGGACAGCAGATGAAATGGTCAGTAAGAGACGAATCACTACACTCAAAAATGGGTTGTAGGCTTTTTAGACACATGTGCGAAGAATATCCTGGCTTAAAAGAAGAAGTAGAAGGTGATGTAAAAACAGCAGCAAAGTTAATGGTCGATATGGAACTTAAATTTATCGATAAAATGTTTGAAATGGGAGATTTAGAAAATCTTAAAAAAGATGATTTAAAAAACTTTATTAAAAGAAGAGCAAACGAAAAATTATCAGAAATAGGATATGAAAAAATATTTGAATTTGATACAATTAGTGCAAAAGAATTAGATTGGTTTTATCATTTGACAGGAGGCGTAGAACACGCAGACTTTTTTGCAATTAGGCCAACTGCTTACTCTAAAGCGGGTGAAGATGAAGTATGGGATGAATCAGAATTATTTTAAAAAAGTATAAATAAAAATGCAAAAAGAAAAACAAAGGGTAGAATTAATTTCTAAACAAACAAAAACCGATATTTTAGTAAATCAACTTAATTGGGAAAAAGGAGTAGATTACCCAGTATGGGGTCACACCGAAATATACATTAAAACAATATCAAATGGTTATTTATTAGAAGGTGAAACTCCTAAAGATGCATATTGGAGAGTATCTACAACAATAGCTAGAAGACTTAAAAAACCAGAAATGGCAAGTAAGTTTTTTGATTATATTTGGAAAGGTTGGTTAAACTTAGCCTCTCCAGTTTTATCAAATACTGGAACAGAAAGAGGTTTACCAATCTCTTGTTTTGGAATTGATGTTGCTGATTCAATTCACGACATTGGTAAAAAGAATCTTGAAATGATGCTTCTTGCAAAGAATGGAGGTGGAGTAGGAATTGGTGTAAATCAAATTAGACCAGCGGGTTCTGAAATTACAGATAATGGTACTTCTGATGGAGTCGTTCCGTTTTGTAAAATATATGATTCTACAATTCTTGCTACAAATCAAGGAGCTGTTAGAAGAGGAGCAGCTTCCGTAAATATAGATATTGAACATAAAGATTTTTGGGATTGGTTAGAAATAAGAGAACCTAAAGGTGATATTAATAGACAGTGTATGAACATGCATCAATGTGTTGTAATTTCCGATGGGTTTATGGATAAAGTAGAAAACGGAGACAAAGAATCTAGAAAAAGATATGCTGCTGTAGTTAAAAAGCGTAAAGCAACAGGCCAGCCTTTTATGATGTATAAGGGCAATATAAATAGAGCAAACCCAGAGGCTTATGTTAAAAACGGTCTTAAAGTTTACATGACTAATATTTGTAGTGAAATAGCATTACATACCGATGAAAATCATAGTTTTGTATGTTGTTTAAGTTCTTTAAATTTAGCAAAATATGATGAATGGAAACATACAGATGTTATTCAAACTGCAACTTGGTTTCTTGATGGTGTTTTAGAAGAATTTATTCAAAAAGCAAAATATAGACAAGGTTTTGAAAACGCTATTCGATCTGCTGAAAAAGGAAGAGCACTTGGTCTTGGTGTACTTGGATGGCATACTTATTTACAAGAAAGAGGAATTCCATTTGAAGGATTACCTGCACAATTTGAAACCCGTAAAATATTTTCTCAAATTCAAATAGAAAGTGAAACTGCAAGTAGGCAGCTAGCAGAAGAATTTGGAGAACCTTTATGGTGTGCTGGAACTGGTATGAGAAACACTCATTTAAGAGCAGTTGCACCAACTGTAACAAATTCAAAACTTAGTGGTAATGTAAGTCCAGGTATAGAACCATGGGCGGCTAACGTATTTACAGAACAAACATCAAAGGGAACTTTTATTAGAAAAAATCAGTCTTTAGTCAAATTTTTACAAAAGATAGGACATGATGATTCTCAAGTTTGGTCTAAAATTCTAGAAGACCATGGAAGTATTCAAGAAGTTAGTATATTAGATAACTACATGATGACTTCTGGAGTTCATATAGATTCTGATGATTTTGAGGTGTTAACAATAAATCAATATAATTCTTTATCAGATGATATCAAAAAAGATATGTTCGTTTCACCTAAAGAAGTATTTAAGACCTTTAAAGAAATTAATCAGTTAGAATTAGTAAGACAGGCAGGGGTTAGGCAGCAATATATCGATCAGTCAGTTAGTCTTAATATGGCATTCCCAAATACTGCATCACCTAAATTTATTAATAAAGTACATTTAGAAGCTTACAAACAAGGAATCAAAACTCTTTATTATATGAGAACTGAATCAGTGTTAAGAGGAGATATTGCAGCATCTGCAACTGATGAAGCTTGTTTAAGCTGTGATGGATAAGATATGCGGCTCTTTGGAGTCGCCATTAGGACCGTTTAATTACGGAACAAAAGGGAAGAGTATCGCTACGCTTCCCTTTTTTTAATAGATATATAAAACATAATTAAAAATAAGATTAAAAATGATACTTAACTATGGAGAATTCCTAAACGAAAAAGAATGGGCAGTTACAGACGCTAAAATTCTTAAAACAAGAAGAGCATTTTATGCTGAAGCATTTACTCAATTTTTAAACGAAGATGAATTGATACAGGCTAACTCACTAATAAATGAAGGACTTTTTGACAAGTTCGGTTTTAGCAGAATAGAAAGATTAAATGAAAACGAACTTTATGAAAGTCTTCTATTAGAATGGAATCTTTTACAAAAATTGGCAGATAAAGCTAAACAGGCTGTTAAGGTTGTAAAAGACGAGGGTAAAAAAGCACTTTCAAAATTACAACAGGGTGTAATTTCAATAGGTGGTAAACTCACCGGTCTTATTAAGAAAATAGTAGAAAGTATAAAAAGTGTTGCTGGAAAAGCAATAGATGCCGCAAAAAAAGCAGCAGCTGCTGCTAAAAAGAAAATGACTGAAGCGTTTACTAAAGAACTTAATACGTTTAAAAGTGAAGGTGAAAAGGTAAAAGCAGAAAAAATAAAATCTCTATCAAAAGATACTGGTAATGCTACAAAAGTTTCTAAACATGTTGTAAAATGGTGTACCGGTACTTTAGGAAAAGAAACAGCAGGTGCAATTGCTAAAGGATCTAAAGAAGAGGTACCTGGTACTAAAAAAGAAAGTGCTGCAAAAGAAAGTTTTAGTTATAGAAGTTTTGAATTAATGATGGAAAATTCATTATATTTAAGTTGTACAGATGCAATGAAAGCTGGAGAGCTGAAATTATCAGAAGTAGAAGAACAACTTAATATGCTAGAAGAAGGAGGAGGTCAAGAAGCACACAAACTTCCATTTATTTCAACAATAACAAAATTTATCAACAAATTCCCACCATTCAGCGTTTTAAAAACATTTAAAGAAAAAGGAGCTGAAGTAGCAGGAGGTCTGATGGGCGCTATGTCAGCCAAGGCAACAAAGGTAATGGGAGCTCCAGGACCTTTTAAATTTTTAGCAATAGGAGCTTTTATGGGGATAGCATTTGAGCTAGCAATGAAAGACACTTTGAAAGCAGCAACCGCAAGTTTGCTTTTTCCACCAGCAGCTCCTTTTATTACAATGGCATTTAACTTTGCCTATGTTTTAGTAGCAATAGCAACATTAGAAGTATTGGTAGGAACGGTATTAGATGCTAAAGATGATTTTGCAAAAGCTAAAGAAGATACTATGAAAAACTTGTCTAAACAGGCAGGTAATGTTGGAAAAGACAAAGAAGAAGCATAAATATTTTTGAAACAAAACACCAATTCATGATATAATTAACAAATAAAAATTATATCAAAATGAAATTAGGAATTGCAAAAATTGACCAGCATGCTTTTATTAGCTTTATTAATCGATTAAAATTAATCGACTCTTTTATTTATTTTAAAATAAAAGATAATCAAGTTATCTCAACATGCTATTTACCACAAAGAGATGCTGTGAAACACCACTCAGTATCAGTAGAAACATTATTTGGTGGAGTTGAAATGCCAGATAATTCTAAGGAATATAAAATAGCATTCTTTGATGCTAATAGAATCATTGATGCTTTTAAACAATTTGAACACGACGCTATTCGCTGTGAAATTGAATTTATTCAAAATGAACAAGACTTTGTAGCTTCTACCTTTAAAATCTTTAATGAAGAATTAGAAATCACATTATCATGTTCAGAACCTTCTCTTGGTTACCAAGATTTATCTACTGAGCAAATCGAAGGTATCTTTGAAAGAAGTCAAATGGACTTTCAATTCCCAATAGATAATCATTCAATCAATAGATTAAAATCGTTATTTAATTTAGAAAAAGAAGAAACGTTTGATATTAACTCAAATGGTTCTGGAGTACAAGTTAAAGGCAAAACATTTAACGTTGTAATTAGTCAAAGCGCAACTGGTAATGGAACAGCAACTCTTTACAAAAAATATTTAGCTCTTTTAGATAAAGAAGAATATAATGTACATGTTTCAAATAATAAAGTTGTATTTGATTCAACTGAATCTGAAACTCTTTTAACTATTTCAACATGTAAAACTGCCTAAATGAAAGAAGTAATTGAAGAGGTAGATTACGACAGCATGTCTGTCGAAGAGTTAGAGCAGTTACAAAAAGAATACATAGTACTTGCTAATAAATATACTGCGTATGAACAGTCTGTTAAATTATCTCTTAATAGTATTTATGGTGCATTTGGTAATAAGTGGTTTCACTTCTTTGATATACAAATGGCCGAATCAATTACTCTTCAAGGCCAAGATGCAATCCTTTACTCCGAAAGTATTTTAAATAAGTACTTTACGGAGTTTTGGCATAAAGATGAAAAATTACACGAAAGGTTAGGTGTAAAAGTAAAAAATAAACTCATTAAACCTGCTGTAATTTATATAGATACAGATTCTAATTATGTACAGTTCGGTGAAATGTATGAATCTATTGAATGGTTAGATGAATCTAAAAAATTAGACGTAACAACTTTTACTTTAGAGGTTTACAATCTTAGAATTAAAGATTATATTTCGATGGCTATGAAAAAATATGCTAAAGATAGAAATACTGATAACTTCTTAATGTTTGAATTAGAGTCAGTGGCATATTCTGGTATATTTATGACTAAGAAAAAATACATACAAGATATATCATGGGACGATAAACTTCCTGTAAATGAAAGACACAATTCTCTTAAAAAAGTAAAAACAGTAGGATACGATACCATTCAAAGTTCGACACCTTTATTTGCAAGAAAGAAATTAACCGAAGCGTTAACTTTATTATTTAGCAAAGGAGTTACACCTGGTCCAAATGAATTGCAGGAAATTGTTTCTTTCATGAAAGAATGTAAGAAAGAATTTAAGTTAGTAGACTTAGACGATATTTGTTTCAATCGAAAAACAAATAATATTCACAAGTATATAATTGATGATAATAAAGAATTTCAAATAGGTCTTAAATGTCCTCCTAACGTAAAAGCGGCAGGTTTTTATAATTATTTAATGAATAACAATTCAAAATATAAAAACAAATATAAAATGATATCAAATGGTGAAAAGCTTAGAATATACAATACGAAGCACACTATATGTGATACATTTGCGTATTTACCAGGTGAACACCCTTATGAAATAGCTCCGGAAATTGATTACGATACACAATTCGAAAAGTGTATGATTGACCCTATAAATAGAGTTTTAAGAGCAACTGGTTTACAAGAATTAGATACAAATTTAATTTACGCATCGGCTTTATTTTAGATATAAAAATTTAAACAAAAAAAAACAAAATAAAAATGGCAAAAAAGAAAGAATTTAATTTTAGCGATTTAAACGCAGAATTGGCAAACATTAACCCTTTAGGGTCTGTCATGTCAGAAAGCGATTTTAGCGAAGTTACAGAATATATTGATACTGGAAATTATCACCTTAATGCATGTGTAAGTGGTTCACTTTTTGGTGGATGGCCAAACAGTCGAACTTGTGCATTAGCTGGACCTTCCGGAACAGGTAAAACTTTTCTTATTTTAAATAGTATTAAAAGGGCAATCGATATGGGTTACAGCATCGTCTTCTATGATTCTGAAGCTGCAGTTGATAGACAATTAATGAAAAAGTTTGGAATTGACGTGAGTAAAGTTAACTACCAACCGATTAATACTGTTCAGGCATTTAGACATTCAGTAACTACAATTACTACAAAGATGCAAGAAGTCAAAGCAGCAGGTGGAGAAGTTCCAAAATTAATGATTATTCTTGATAGTGCTGGTAACTTGGCAACTCAAAAAGAAATTAATGATGCAGTAAGTGGAAGTGAAAAAGCAGATATGACAAGAGCAAAAATTCTTAAATCAATTTTTAGAATTATAATGACTCCATTAGCAGATCTGAAAATTCCTTTCCTATTTACAAACCACACTTATATGTCGCAAGGTTTTATTGCACAGCAAATTGCAGGTGGTGGAACTGGACCAGAATACGCAGCATCAATTGTTCTATTTTTAAATAAAGCACAATTAAAAGAAGGTACTGAAAAAACCGGAATTATTGTTACAGCAAAACCAAATAAAAACAGATTTGCAAAACCAACACCAATCAAATTCCATTTACACTTTACAAAAGGAATGAATAGATATGTAGGTTTAGAACAATATGCATCATGGGATATTTGTGGAGTAGCAAGAGGAACTATTGTAAAAGGTGAAAAAGTATTAAAAGAAACCGCAAGAACTTGGGTTTGCAAACATCTAGACACAACGGTTTCAAATGCTGACTTTTTTACAGACAAGGTTTTTACCAAAGAAGTACTAGAAAAAATAAACGAACATATCCAGCCAATATTCAACTATAACGATATTTCACACGATGTTGATGTTGATGAAATCTTAGAAGAGACAACAGAATGATTTTACAGATAGACGAAGATAAATTACCCATAAAATATATTTTGGGAATACATGAGTCTTTACCAGAATATCCAACAGGTTTTGATATTTTATATGAAAAAATCAGAAGACATATTGGTGAAGATAGCAGAGGTAATTTTACCAAACATGCTTCTATGAAATATCATTTAAAAGATGTAGAAGAATCTAAAGTAGATTTAGCATTAGAAGAATTGATAAATGACGGTTGGATACGAACAATAAATGAAACAGAAGGCAAAGAGTCTTATAAAATACTTAAAAACCCATTTATATGAATTTTAGTCAAGATTACGAAAAAATATTTTTTAGACTTTCTTTAGAAAAAACAAAGTACCTTACTACAATAAAATCAGGTTTTTACTCTTCTGAAGAAATTGATATATTGTCAAATCTTTCTTTAAAATTTTATAATAAATTTAATGAAACTCCTAAAAAAGACCAGCTTAAATTATTAGTTGACAATGCACCTGGAGCTAAAGATAGAATAAGTGATAATATTATAAATATAATATTTGATGTAAGCCTAGAAGAATATGACGAGGAATGGTTATTATCTACTGCAGAATCATGGATAAAATGGAGAAATTTTGATACAACTTTAAACGATACTATTGAATTTGTAAAAACAACATCAGTAACTCCAGAAAATACAGACCATATAATTTCAAAAGTAAAGACATTAATTAATGAAAGAAATAATCTTACTTTTAATAGCGATATAGGTTTAGATTTCTTTGATGTAGACTCACATGACCAAAAAAGTACTGAAAAAATCAGTTCCGGATATAACTTTTTAGATAGAGTTTTAGAAGGCGGTTATGATAAAGGCGGTAACTTGGTAGTGTATGCTGGAGAACAAAACATTGGTAAATCAATATATTTAGCAAATGATGCTGCTGAATTTGTTAAAGCAGGTACAAATACTGCTGTAATTACAGCGGAAATGGCAGCTCACAAATTTGTTAAAAGAATAGGTTCGAACCTCTTAAGCATTCCAATTAATGAATATACTGAAAAGTCTAAAAATAAAGACTATGTAAAAAGAAAATTAGAAACAGTAGGAAATGGTTTTACTCCTCCAGGAAGTTTATTTATCAAACAAATGCCAACTTCACAGGCAACTGTATTGGATATTGAAGCACATCTTTCTCAAATAGAAGAAGAAAAAGGAATAAAATTAGGCGCTGTAGTTATTGACTACATAAACATATTGTGTAATTATAGAAACCCAAATAGTGAAAATACTTACATGAAAATTAAACAAATTGCAGAAGACCTTAGGGCAATGGGTGTAAGAAATAACTGGCTAATAATAACAGCAACTCAGATAACAAGAAATGGTTATAATTCAACAGACATTACAATGAACGACATTGCTGAATCTGCAGGTTTATCGCATACTGCAGATGTAATGTTAGGAATTATTCAAGATGATATTATGAGAGCAAATGACGAGTATTGGCTTAAAATACTTAAAATAAGAGATGGTGAAGGTAAAGGTACAAAGTGCAAGCTTGATATCAATTGGAACTATCTAAGATTAAATGAAACTGATGAAATAACAACAAGCAATATACATTCAATATGAGAAAAAAGACAGACAAAATATTTGATAATAATTTTGATTCACCGGAAAGTGAATTTGGTGGAAAAATATCTTTTAATTTAGACCCTAGTTTAGCAAGCGCAGATGAAGAAGATACTATTTATAGAGTTATGCTACAAAAAGAAATTCATGATTTAATTAATAATTCTAGATTTAGAAAATTTAACGAAATAGATGAATTTGCAAATGCAATAAAATTAAAAAAATTAGACATTAATGAGGTGTACGGTTTCATGTTAGATGAATTGCTAGCAAATTATTCTAGAATAGATATATTTTCTGAAATGTCGAGTTATTTTAATATTCATCCTACAAAATTTTACAATTCATTATCTAATATATTTAAAGAAGGTTTAATAGAAGAACTAGATAAAAAAACCGGAGTACTTTCTAGAAAAAACATTAATAAATTATTTTAATATGATAAATCAAAAAGATTTAAAAAAACCAGTAAAAAGGGTTTGGGTCTTAGGTGATTTACATTTTGGAGTCAGATCAAATTCTTTAGAATGGTTAGAAATTCAAAAAGACTTTTTTGAAAACCTATTTATTCCTACACTTAAGAAACACTATAGACCTGGAGATGTTTTAGTGCAAGTAGGAGATACTTTTGATAATAGACAGAGTATTAATATAAGAGTTTTAAATTATGCTATAAACTTATTTGAAAGATTAGGTGAAATTCTTCCAGTTCATATCATTGTCGGTAACCATGATATATGGGCTAAAAAATCAAATAGTGTAACTTCAATCGATAGTCTTAAATGGATACCCAACGTTCAAGTTTATACTGATCCGGAGATGTATGATTGGAATGATAGAAAAATATTACTTATGCCATGGAGAAGAGATTCTGCACATGAAGCAGAGACTCTTGCTGATAACCCAACAAGTGAAATAGTATTTTGCCATTCAGAAGTCCGTGGAATTTATCTTAATTCTAAAGTTAAGAATCAACATGGAAATGAAAGTAATATTTATGATAAATATACAAGGGTTTATAGCGGACATATTCATTACAGACAAGAAAAAAATAAACTCTTAATGGTTGGGGTTCCATATCAACTTACCCGATCAGACATGAATAATACTAAAGGATTTGATTTGGTAGATTTAGAAACAATGGAAGAGACTTTCTTTGAAAATAATATCAGTCCTAAATTTTTAAGGTACAATATTAAAATGCTATATGATATGAGTCTTGGTAATTTTAAAGAGCAAATAGAAAATAATTTTATAGACCTTTACGTACCATCTGATGTTGCAACAACCTCAGCACTCTCAAATCTTATTAATAAAGTACAAAAAATCGGTAGAAAAATAGAACCAAATATTTATCAAGAAGATAATATGATTGATAAAGACCTCTACGATATCGATGAAATAGAAGAAATGCAAAAGAATTATAGTGTTTTAGGTTTATGTGAGAAGTTTATAGATTCATCTCACTATGATAAAAAACTGAAAAAAGAAATAAAACAAAAATTAGAAACTCTCTATAACTCCTGCGTAAACAACTATGATACAGACCAATGAGAATAAATAGTATAGAATTTAAAAACTTTGCAAGTTACGGAAATACTATTCAAAAGATAGAATTTGGTGATGAAGCTCAACTATATTTAACGTTGGGAAAGAATGGTCACGGAAAAACTACAATTGCTAATAGTATTATTTATGCCCTTTATGGAAAGGTAGAAGGTGTAAAATTGGCAGATCTGCCAAATAGAATCAATAAAGAATTATGGGTAAAAATCAATTTAACATGTAAAGACATGCAGGTTGAGATTGAAAGAGGTCTTATGCCCGGAAGATTTAAAGTCATGGTAAATGGTGTTGAATTTGACAAGGCTGGAAAAAGATCGGTACAAGAGTATTTGGAAGATGAGATATTCGGTATACCCTACCACGTCTTTAAAAACATTATTATTTTAAGTATTAATGATTTTAAGTCTTTTTTAACCATGTCATCAGGTGATAAGAAACAGATAATCGATAAAATGTTCGGCTTCTCTGTCTTAAATGATATGTTTAGAGAGGTTAAAGAAGAGAGAAAACAGATTAAAATGGAAGTTGACTCTTATAATTCTGAACTGAATCAGATTATGGAATCAATTTCTTCTGTAAAATATAAACTTAATAATCTTTTAGAAGAGAGTTCTAAAAAAGATAAGGCAAAAATAGAAGAGTTAAAAGAAAATCTTTTAGGTTATGGAGAAGATATTCAAAAGCTGAATGAAGCTAAATCTTCTATTTCTACAAAACTGGAAGAGTATTCTGAAGTTACTACAAAAACTTCAAATGAAGAAGGAGACCTTGTCAGAGAAAATAGATATATTGAAGATAAAATAGAGCTTTATAAAAAGGGTAAATGTCCAACTTGCGAAACAAGTTTAACTTCAACCGAGCATTTGAATAGACTTGCTGATTGGAAAGTTGACAAGGAAACAAATGAATCTAAAATAGATGAACTTAAAACTTTGATAAAAGATACTGAAGAAAAAGTATCAGCCCTTAAAACTAAAAAGAAACAAGTAGAGACCAGATCGACAAGCATCAAATATTCTATTAAAGAAATAAAGGACGAGCTGATTAAAATAAAAGAGACTACAAAAAACGCTAGTCAATTTCAGCATCTTAAACAGATAATAAAAGACTTTGAAAAAACAGAAAAAGAAAAAAGTAAAAAGAAGGTTGTTGTAGAAAAAGAAGACGCCTTTATGACTATTCTTGAAGAAGTTTTAGGAGAAGATGGAGTTAAAAACTTGGCAGTAAAAACTATCCTACCTGGATTAAATGCAAATATTGCAATGATGGTTCAAACAATGCACCTTCCATTCCATATTAAATTTGACGAAAAGTTCAATTGTATAGTAAATCATTTAGGAGAAGAAATTAACCCGTTAACACTGTCAACAGGAGAGAGAAAGAAAGCTGACTTTATAGTTATAATAGCTATTATAAAAATATTAAAACTGAGATTCCCTCAATTAAATCTAATGTTCTTAGACGAACTATTAAGCTCTGTCGACCAAGACGGAGTCTACAATATTCTCAAAATATTAAATGAGGTTATAAAAGAGAATGGATTAAATACATTTGTAATAAATCACACTGAATTACCACATGAAATTTTCGACCAAAAAATACAAATATATAGAGAAAACGGCTTCTCTAAATTTGAGATAGAGAAGATTGATTAAAAATATTTGATATTATGAAAATATTAGAAACATTCAACCAGTTTATTAATGAATCAGTAAATGTTGATGAATTAATAAAAGGTCTAGAAAAAGAATTCTCTTGGAATCAAGGATCTGCTAAAGAAATGACAACAAGTCCTGATTTTGCTTTTAGAAGAGGTGCTAAAGATGATAAAAACATTTTTATAACATATAGCGGTATGAAAGGCCAGTCAATTGCAAAAGATATTAGACAGTTTATCAAAGATTCCGGTGCAAAAGCATTACAAGTTGAAAAAGAAAACGGCGATAACGAGCACTATTACCATATAGAAATTAAAAGATAATATGGCAACTTATAACTTAAAGTTTAATAAAGATGATAGTGTGGTTAGACACCTTATTATTGGCTTGCTTGCCGACTTAAATAAAAAAGTAACATTTTGGAGACAGTTAGACAATGAAACACGGTCATTAGTAGACGTTCCATTTTACTACTCAATAACAGGCGATGAAAATTTTGTAAAAGATAATTTTTTATTTTCTACAGCAAATGGTCTAGATTGTGCACCCAATCCTGAAAAAGCAGATGGTAATTATGACGCTGTACCTAGAGGAGTAGTCAACATGTCGTCATTATCAATAGATGCTTCTAAATTAATTAATAAAAGGAATAGAGGTAATTTTTCTAAAATGACTGACCAGGGAATTTTAGAAGGTTATCAAGCTGAATTTGAATTAATTCCAATAACAGTAGGTGTAGATATTGAAATAATACTTTCTAGCCAATTAGATATTTTTAAATGCAGCGAAGAAATAATTAAAAGACTTTACAAATCAAATCAATATAATGTCGAAGTAGGTCACTTAGACGAAGGACTTTATAGAATGGCAGCATACTATGCAATGCCAGATGAATATTCAAACGAAAGACCGGTAGAATTTTCTTTTGATGATAAAGGACAATATAAAATAACATTTAGTTTAGAAATTAACTCTTTTATTCCTTCTATAAACTTCGATACAGAACAACATGCTGGAAATAGGGTGTTTGGTTTTACTAGCGGATTGACTGACGGTAAAGAAATAGACCAACAACAAACAAATCAATAATTTTTAAAGGATATATAAAAAAAATAAAATAATATTAAAAATGGCAAAAGTTACACAAAACATTATCTCGCCTATTCATGTTAATGAAGACGAATCTACCTACATTTCTTTAGATGGTAAGGCGTTTTTAGTAAAAGAAAACGAGATTACAGAAGCAGAAATGACATCGGCACCAAACGAGTTTAAAAACCTAGTAGTGGCCCTTGATAAATTTAAAGTTACAAACGAAGGAGTTGCATGGTATCATGGAATTTCTAGATTTAGATATAATAAAGAAGATAATAAATTCTTTATTTCTAACTCAGAAGTTTTAAGTGAAAGTTTTAAAAACCACTTATTAGCAACAGGACTTGTAAGCTACTCTTTAAATCCAATGATTGACTTATTTGAAAATGCAGCTAAAAATCATGATAAATTTGTATCATTAGAATTTGCTAGTAAAATTTCAAATAAGAATATCCACTGCTATGTTATGGAGCAAAATGGAAATTTCTTTGTATATAAAATCAATGAATCAAATAAAATCTATAAGTTTGAAAAAATGACTGCTAGTGAATGTTTTGATTATGTTAAAGAGCAAACTGGCCACGAATTAATAATGGCTTCAGAATTACTTGAGGGTGAAAGAGCTCAAGCAGCTGAAACTCACAAGAAAATAGAGATTTTAGAACAAATGATAGCATTCTTAAAAGACCAAAGAGGAGTTATTGCAGAAGCTGATAAATCTATTGAAGAAATAAAAGAAGCAGATACTTTAATTAATTCAGAAATCAAAAGATTAGAAGAAGAAATTTTAAAAATAGAAGAAGCTAAAAACGAAGGAGAAGGAAATGACCCAGTAGAATTAGAAGATGAAACTAACGAAGTTGATTCTGACGAAGCTAGAGAAGAATTAGGAGAAGAAGCAGATAAAGAAGTACCTGAAGACGAAGGAGAAGAAGGTGCAAAAGAAGTAGCTGAAAAAAAAACTAACGAGGCCGAGCTAGAAGAAGACCACGTTAGCAGAACTAATGGTTATGTTCCTGGAACTCTTAAATTTGGAATCGAAAAATATGCTGAAGGAACTGAAGTAAAAGTAGATGCAGAAGGTTACACAACATCAGGTCAAGATGAATCAATTACTGTTTTTGTAGGAGATACTCCAGTAAAAGTTACTAAAAGAGAAGTTGCATTAGCAGATACTGAAACAATTTAAAAAAATAGTCTATAATATACAGATGAAAAAAGTAAACAATTTTGAAAGTTTTTTAAATGAAGGATTTAGCCAAGCTTACAACACCAGAACGCTAAAAGGTATTACATTTTCGTTACCACCATGGGAGCACGTAGATGATATGTTTAAAAAAGGAGATGAATTTGAAATAGCCTTTAATCAAAGAGCAGATACTGAAAAAATTTGGAATGACATTAGAAAGGCTCAAAAAGAACATAAAGCTGTTAAGGCAATGAATATTGGTTGGATGTCAAATGAATTTCATGATGCTATCATTTCAGTTAAAGATGGAAATTACCCAGGTTTGACATATCTTTTTAAAGCATTAGATAAACATTATGGTAAATTCGGCGCAGCGATGGGTTGGAGATAAACACCAAATAAACTTACTACAAAGGGCTAAATGAAACATTTGGCCCTTTTTTCATATAATAAAGTAAAATATACAAATAATGCCTAGAAAAAAGAATTATTTAAACAACAAAGACCTTAGAGAGCAAATAATAATTTCTTTAGAACAAGATGAATTAACTAGAGAAGCTCAAAAAATGCTACAATTATTGGCTGAAAAAACAATTAATAAATTAAGATATGCTAATGAGGATGATAGAAAGGATTGCCTTCAATTCGCTCTTTTAGACCTTTTAAAATATTGGAGAGGTTACAAGCCTCAATACCCAAATGCATTTGCATATTATACTGAAATAGCAAAAAGAGGTTATGCAAAAGGATGGAATAAACTTCATCCCCACAAATATAAAGGAACGCTTTCAATGGATAGAATTAATTCTAATGATAGCGATTCAGGAAATTCAGGAATGTTTAATATTTAAAATGTCCATAAAAAATAATAAGCCTTCTGGCAATTCCAACTGGAATCAGGGTTATTATAACCCTGTATATCCCCAAAAATACACTGGAAAAGGACCTATTATATATAGAAGCTCATGGGAGTTAAAATTTATGAAAATGTGCGATAATAGAGAAGATATTGTACTATGGTCAAGTGAACCGGTAGAAATAAAATATTGGAGTTCGCTTGACAATAAAGAACATTCATATTTTCCAGATTTTTATATCAAAGTTAAAAAAGATGAAAGTTTTGAAGAAACTTTGATAGAAATTAAACCAGAAGAGCAAATAAAAAAACCACAACCACCTACAAAAAATAGTAAACAAGCTCTTAAAAACTATAAATTTCTTGCAGAGCAGTTCATAAAAAATAGAGATAAATATAAATATGCACAAGAATGGGCAAAGTCAAGAGGCTGGAGATTTGTAGTCATGACAGAAAAAAGTCTTAAATAATGGGTCAAGTTAGAAACGATATAAAAAAACTAATTAAAGAAAATGGAAGTTTAGCTAAGGCTTCTTCTGCTTCTCAAGATTGGTTTGATGCTGGTAAAAAATCTGTAAATGAAAAAGGTGCAAGTTTTACCTCTAAAAGGTTTTTTCCAGGAAAAATATACATTTTTAGATATACGCCTTTAAATTCAAAAAATCTACCATGGTTTGATAAAAACCCAGTAGTTTTAGCTTTAGACCCTGCAGGTGCAAATGATGTTGGAATAAATTTAAACCTTTTACCAAAAGATGTAAAAGAAAATTTATTAGATAAGGTATATAGTATGTTTGAGGCAGAAATTAAAAGTAATTCAGTAGGAGGTGCAGCAAATAACGTTAAAAGACAAAAGCATCTATCAATGACTTGGGAAAATATGAAAGGTTTTTTAAAAGGACCTGGATATGATTTTGCGTTAAGGCAATACATTGTTGGTAGAAAGTCTGCACAGGCATTTGTTAGTTATGAAAACTGGGCAAAAATAGTATTATGTGATTTTGCAGATTTGCAAGGAACTTCGTATGCTGAATTAGAAAGGCTTTTTAAAAAGAAATAGAATAAAAAGAATATATAAATTGAAAAAGTATTAAAAATTATGGCAGGTTTTGCAGATAAGGACCCTAGAAATGGGCCTTTTAGTACAGGTAAAAGACCATTTAGTCTAAGTAATACACTAAAAAGATTATCTTCATTTGGTATGAGATATGATGATTTAGTACTTAGGCAATCACAGGCTATTGGTCCTTTAGAAGATAAATTCGGATATGGCGACATTAACCCTATGGGTATTGACGATGATAATATGTATGCGGCATTTGCTGCATTATCAATGGCCGATACAACAATGCGAAAAAATGTACCTTTTTTCGATCAGCAATATGTTGTAAAAAGAGAAGAACTTAGAAGATTTTCAGTAAATGATGAAATTGAAGATATTTTAGATATTCTTTGTGATGAAACAATAGTATATGATAATAAAAATTTCTTTGGTTCTCCTGAAATATTAGGAGTTGAGGTTTCTGATGGAATTCAAAAAGACTTAAATAGATATTTTAGACAAATATATCATGCATTTGGATTTAATTCAGATCAATCTGCTTGGTACTACTTTAGGAAATGGTTAATTGACGGATATCTTGCATTTGAAATTATTTATTCACCAGATCAATCAGAAATTATAGGTTTTAAAGAATTAGACCCAGTAAGTTTAATTCCTGGATATAATAAAGATGATGGTAAAAAAGTTTGGATTCAATTTAAGGATGACCCTGTAAAAGAAAGAACTCTTTATGATTCTCAAGTAATTTATCTTTCTTATTCTTCAATAACTACAGCCTCTAGAGTATCTTATGTTGAAAGATTAACAAGGTCATTTAACTTATTAAGAATTATGGAGCACACCAGGGTAATTTGGGCTGTTACTAATAGTTCATATAGAATGAAATTTGTAATACCTGTAGGTGGTAAATCTAAGACTAGAGCAAAACAATCTTTAGCACAACTTATGAATTCGTATAAAGAAGTTGTTGATTTTGATTGGGAATCTGCTTCAATGCAAACAAATGGACAGCCAATGTTACAATTTAATAAAGAGTATTGGTTACCAAGTAAAGACGGAGATAGTCCAGAAATAGAAACATTAGATAGTTCAGGTCCGGACCTTTCAGACACAGAAGCATTAAAATATTTTAGTGATAAATTAAAACACGTTTCTAAAATACCGTATTCAAGATTTTTATATGAAGATGGAGGTGGAGACTTTAATCTTGCTGCAGATGGAATGATTAGAGATGAAATAAAATTCAGTAAATTTGTTAAGAGACTTAGAGCAGCTTTCCAAGAAATTTTAGTTAAGCCTCTTTATTTACAAATGTGCATTAAATATAAAGACCTTTCTGAAGACCCACAATTTAAAACTCAAGTGGCTTTAAGATATTATAAAGATAATGATTTTGCAGCATTAAAAGAAATGGAAATCATGGAACGTAGATTAGACTTCGTTTCAACAATGAGAGATTCATTGATGACAACAAATCAAGAAACTATGGAAGAAGAATACTACTTTGATATGGAGTTCTTAGTTGATAGATATCTGCAGCTTAGCCCAGATGATATTGCAGCAAATGCAGCGGCTAAAGCTAAGGAAGAAAGAGAAAAAGAAGAAGCACCTGAGCCAGAAGACCCAATGGCAATGTAAAAAAAAGATATATAAAACATGAAAATACAAAGAATAACATCGTACGAACAATTTTCAAGAGTTTTCGGTCCTATAAGTGAGGAAAAGAAAGAATCTTTATCTTCTATTAAAGCAGGTGATGAAAGTAAAGTTGAAGTATCAGATCAAAAAACTTCAGATGGTAAAATTATTTCTGCACAGGAGATTCTAGGTCAAATAATTGCTTCTGAAACAGAAGGAGATTTTAAAAAATATTTTTATGATAAGTATGGAACTACTAAATTCGATACTGAGACAATGGGACAAATGGTAACAACTTACCAGGAATATAATAAAGAACTTGCAGCTGAAGAAAAGGAAGAAGAAAAGGAAGGCGGTGAAGGTGAAGGAGGTGAAGAAGATCCACTTGCAGGACTAGATGTTTAAAAAATAAAATTTTATTAAAGATATATACAAAAAATAAGAAACAAAAATGGATAAACTTATCGACAAGACAAGCAATTTTGATTTGTTAATAGTAGAGAAGTCCTCATCAATTTTAACAAAATCTGGTGATGACAAAGACTATGTTTTAGAAGGTACTTTTGGAGAGATTGATGTTAAGAATAAAAACAACAGAATTTATACAGAAGGAGAATATTTACCACAAATTGAATCATTGCAAAATAAAATTAACTCTTCTAAGTTATTAGGAGAATTAGACCATCCTCAGCAATTTGATATATCTTTAAAAAACGTATCGCATATTATTGAAGAATTAAGATATGATAAAGAAAATAAAAAAGTAAAAGGTAAAATCAGACTACTTGATACCGACGCAGGAAGACAAGCTAAGGCTTTAGTAGACGCTGGTGTACCTTTACACATTAGCTCTAGGGCAGCAGGTGAAGTATCAGAAGGAGGTAAAGTAAAAATAAAGCAATTATTTACTTATGACCTCGTTGCAGACCCTGGTTTTCAAAATGCAGAATTAACAAGAGTAAATGAATCTTATGGATATTCAAATGACGAAAACTTATTTATTTACGAGTTATTTAAAAGAAAAGAAGAAAATAAAAACCAAAACATAATAGAAAATAAAAACAAAAAAGAAATGGAAGAATTTGTAAAAACAGATGATTTCAACAACTACACAAAGTATCTTGCTGAGCAGATCAAAGGTTTAAAATCGGTTATTTCTGAATTATCAGAAAAAACAAATAATGGTTCGGATGAAACAAATGAAACTATTGAAAATGTAACAGCACATAACGACAGTATTGTTGAACAATTAAACAATTTAACAGAGTACGTTAAATATGTTGCAGAAAAAACAGACCAAAACATCTCATACACTGAGCATGTTGCAGAAAAAACAGACCAAAGTATTCAATATGCTGAGTACGTTGCGGAAAAAGTAGACCAAGGAATCGGATACACTGAACACGTAGCAGAATCTTTAACATCTTTAAAAGAGTATGCAAACTACGTTGCAACATCTTACAACGAAGGTGCTGAAACAACAGAAAAATTAATAGAGTATGTTGAGTATTTAAGAGGTAATGTACAAAATATCAGTGAATATGCTAATTATATTGCTGAATCTATCAACGAAAATCTAGTAATAGAAGGCGATGATGAAACAGCAAAAGAATTCGATGAATCAGATGAAGATAACGAATTAGAAAAAGTAGGAGATAACTCTGGAGAAGCTAATAGAGCTGATGGTGGAGCTGGTCAAGAAAAAGAAGATTTAGATAACGATTTAAAAGACGTTACTACACCTGATGAAAAAGAAGAAGCTGATAAAGAAGTTCCTAAAAATTCAGGAGCAGACGGTGCTGATGACCCGCTAGAATCATATAAAGATGAAATTTCAGGTAAATTAAGTAGTTTACTAGAAAAAGCAGCTACAAAAGAAAATAAAGACCCTCATTTCTTTAAATTAGTTAGTTCTACAACAGCAGAAAAATATAATAACTTAGATGAAAATTCTAAAACTGCAGCTAGAAAATCAATTACTGAATCAGGATTTTTAACAGAATCTCAAATTATCAGAATCATTGAAAACGTTAATGAAGTATCAGGAAACGTTTCAAATGAGCCTTTATTTATTACAGCTATGCCGTCTGAATATAAAGATAAATGGAATTCACTTTCAGAATCTAAGAAAAGACAAATTGTTGCACAGTCTAAGACTCGTAAATTAGAAACAGAATATCAAGTAAGAAACTTCTGGCAAACTAGAGACCTTAGAGAATTTGCTCCAGTAATGGAAAAAGTAGAAATGATTAACGAAAGTAAAAAAGAAGAACCAAAATTACCTTATAGTCTAGATGGTGTACAAGAGGCATTATCAAAAAGATTTAATAAGTAATAAAATTCTATTTTTGTTTTTTAAAGCCCAGAATTTTCTGGGCTTTTTTATGTTCCTAGAAAGATATATAATAAAAAACATCAGTTATGATTAAACATATATTTCACTTATTACCGGTTATTTTATGCTTAGGGTTTTCTATCCTTTGGCCTTTTTGGTTAGCAAACGGATATTTAGATACTTTATACCTTAAAGCAGCAACTTTTATAGCGGCTTATGGTGGCTTTATAGGAGGTACTGTATGGTACATTCAATGGGTTAAAAGAAACAAAAGATAATCCTATAATCAAATACTCTACTTTTATTTAAAAAATATACAACTTTATTATATGATTCTAGTTATATAATATTAATGTAGTATTTTATTGAAAAATAAAAAGATATATAAAACATATTCGACGATTTGGCTAAAGAAGCAGAAAGCCATGTAAATAATGTCGAAAACTAAAACGCAAAAAAATAAATTTAACAAAATGGCAAATTTAATTAACGAAGCGGAAATTAGAGATACATGGTCACCGATTATTGAATCGGCAACTGGTATCAAAGACGCTGAAAAATTATCATGGATGTCTGAGTACTGTCACAATCACAAACTTTACGAAGACGCAAACATCATGTCCCTTAACCCAGGAATGAACTTAACAGGTATGGGTGCAGTAGCATTCCCATCAAACTTTGACGGTGCAGCTGACGGTTCAGGAGACAAAGCTCCAACTTTACTTCCTTTAGCGATGCAAGTTGCAGCTCAAACAATCGGATTAGACTTAGTACCAGTTGTACCAATGGCTGGACCTATGGGTCTTTTATCTTACCTAGACTTCGTATACGAAGGAGGTACTTTAGGTGCTGGAGCTTCCGGTGCTGATGGTACTGTAGCACCTACATACATCAAATCAGGAGCAACTGCTGCTTCTACTGGTGATACTATCGTAGGTACATCTAGAATTGACGGAAAATCAATCATCAAAATTGGAGCAACAACTGAAGCTGCAGCACCAGTAACTAACACTTACGCTGACGCTGAATTAGTTGCTGCATTAGACGACCATATCCCTGGTTTCGTTGGAAATGATGATGGAACTCCATACACTAGAGAAGTTGGTGAATCAACTCCGGACAGAGTTATGGGTCTTTCATTGTTCAGTAAATCAGTAGACGCTAGAACTTATCAAGTTGCTGCTGCAGTTACTAGAGAGCAAGTACAAGATTTAAAACAATTCGGTGTAGATGCAGTTGCTCAAGTAGAGGCTGTATTAACTAACGAGCTTACTCAAACAATCAATGATTTAATTATCAATAACATCGATTCACTTGCTACTGCTAACATGGCAGCTGCTGGTATCGCTGGAAACTTAAACGTAGCTTTAACTCCTGTTGCATCTGCAGCTGGTGGTGCTACTGAAGGTTCACAACACAGAAAAGTATTAACAGGTATTCTTGCTGCTGCTAACTTAATTGCTAACAGAGGTAGAAGAGGTGCTGGTAACTTTGCTGTAGTTGGACCACAGGTTGCTACATTAATTCAATCGGTTTCAGGATTTGTTCCTAACCCATTCGCTAACACGGCAAACCAATCAGCAGGTGCTATTTATCCTGTAGGTTCTGTTGCTGGTGTACAAGTTTATACTAACCCAAAATGGAATTGGTCTTACAATGAAGTATTAGTTGGTAGAAAAGGAGACGGAAACGGACCTGGATTAGTATTCATGCCTTACTTAATGGCAGAATCAGTACAAACAATTGCTGAAGGAACTATGGCTCCTAAAGTAGCTGTTAAGTCTAGATTCAGAATCGTTGAAGCTGGTTTCCACCCAGAAACACAATATGCAAAATTTGCAATTACTGTTGCTGGTGGTGGTACTGATTTAGTAAACATCGCTTAATAAACTTTTAATAGTTTTAAGATATAAAGGGAAACGTAAGTTTCCCTTTTTCTGATTTAAAAGGATATATACTATATTAATCTAAATAAAATTAACAAAAATGAAAAGATTTTACCTAAAAGAAAATTTAAAAACATACAGTGAGTTTACATCACTTAATGAAGAAATCAATATTGAAAACCAACAAGAAACCTCTATATCAGGTCAAGATATTGAGGGCGATGTCATAACTGGAGATAATCTTTCCGGTGAAATTGATACCATCTTAGATAAATTAAAAGAATTAGAAGATGGAATAGAAGAAGAACTTGCGGTTAAATATTTAGGTCTTATAGAAGATAGAGACCTTTTTGAAGAAGAAGATGGCGCAATGGCCAAAATAAAAGATTTTGTATTTGTAGCACCTAAAGTTACAAAAATGCAGAAAAAAGCTAATAAAATTAGACTTAATAAAGAGGTCTTAGATATGACTGTACAAAATCCTGAAATAGATGGTAAGAAAAAGAAATCGTTAGAACAAAAAAGAGACGGACTTAAAGACCAACTTAAAGATTTAGAAAATGCAGTTACCCAATATCAAAAAGATAACGGTGGAAAATATTCTGCTAGAAAACTTGCTAAAACAAAAATTGAAGGTCAATTAGCAGCTATTAAGAAAAAGACTGGTATGTCAGATGACCCAAAACAGCAAAAGTCATTAGCACAAGATGCTAAAGAACTTGCAGTAAGATACAAAGAAGAAGTTGCAGCAACAAAAGAAATTGCAGATGCTGATAAGCCTTCACCGGAAGAAGTAGCTAAAGCTAAAGCTGATGAAATCAAAACTCAAAGAAAAGAACTTATCGATAAGAAAGAGTCTACTGATGATAAAAAAGCACAAGCAACTTTACAAGTAGAAATAGAAACACTTAACGTAAAAATAGCTGCATTAGAGAAAGAAGGTGAAGCAGAAGCTAAACAAGATTTAAAAGATGCTAAGGCAAAATTAGCAGAAATTGAATCTGGAGGAGCAGAAGCAGAAGCAGGAGCTGAAGGAGAAGCAGGAGCTGAAGGAGAAGCAGGAGCTAAAGGATATAATGAGTCTGAATTTGATGGTTCTGGTAGAAGTTTACCTATCGCAGAATAGTATTTTTTAAAATGATACCTAAGATAATACACCAAATATGGATAGGAGATAAACCTATCCCAGAAAAATGTAAAGCTTTTAGTGCAAAAATGAAGCAACTACATCCAGACTGGAAATATGTTTTTTGGGACAATAATAAAATATTTAACGAAGTTTATAAAGAAGATGAATATCTGCAAAGCTACTACGAGGATATTAATACCCATTTTAAACCTGCCCATATTGCGGATAGAGCTAGACTTTTAATATTAAGAGATTTTGGAGGAGTTTACGTGGATATGGATGCTAACCCTATAAAATCGTTTAATAATATTCATGAAAAACTAAACGAATCAATTACTTTTTTTGGAGGTGTTAGGCCTAAAAGTAAAGAAGAAAAAAGAGGAGCATTAATAGACTGTACTGTTTTAGGAGCTGAAAAAAACTCAAGAATAATCAATGAGGTTTTAAAAATTTATAAGAGTAAAAATTGGGCATGGGGAGGAAGAGCACTTTCTGATAAAATGTTTGAAAATTTAGGACCTGATGTTGCACTTTTTAACTATAAAAAATTTTACGATACAGAAATAACAGAAGAAACTATAGTTTCTCATGACTCAAATAGACTATGGTCTTGGTTATAATCTAAGATTTCTTACCCTTTTTAACAATACGTATAAACTCTTGTTGGTCTTCCAGCAGGAGTTTTTTACAATATTTTCGAAATTCAATACTGCTTTTAAGAATACGACTATCTACCATACTTTGTTTCAGGATATCAGAATACTCAGGGTGAATAAAATTTTCAAGCTGAAAGTTATTAAATTTAGCTTTAATGGGTTTACGACTTATTGCGCAGAACCAATCTATGGTATCATACGAATTAATTAGCTCTTCCATCTTAACAGGTGTTTGATTTGTCCAATCATAATAAAACTTATCTCTTAAAACGGTGTTTTTTAGTTTTAACTCTTTTTGTTTAATTCTAAGAATTTGCTCCATAAAAACCATATCATTTTTCCATCTACGTAGATTTCTGTGTTCTATCATAAATTTACGAAGAGTTCTAGGAAGGCCATCAAGTCTTACTCCATGCCGATGAGCCTGTTTAGGATTGTTTGAGCGTTTTATTTGCATTTATTTATATATTTGTTAAAAATAATTGCCCTCAGATTTTTTTATGTCGTTTATAATGATTATATTTATACTATATTAATCAAAACGAATAAATTATGGAATTTTTACACTACTTAGGAAAAGGATTAGGATGGTTACTAATGTACGGTGCCATTGCGGCATCAATAATATACAGTGTATTGCTACTATTCGGTTTAATAATATATTCTACTAGATATGTTATTTGGAAATTAATCTTAAGAAAAGAAACTTCAACTGAGTTTCTTGATAGACTTGCTATAGAAAAAGGATATACGTCATATCAGGAGATGCGTGATATATGGAAGAACCAGTTCGGCTCACATTTTGAGTGGTCTTACTACGCAGCATCTGAACAGAACCTTGAACCCTATCTTGAAGAAGAAGACAGGACTGATCGAGAATATAGCAAAATGTATGACAATTTGTATGATATTTATAGAAAACACAACGAAACTTATAATAATCCATGGAAGAAAAGATGGTATATCTTAACTGATTACAAATTTACAGCTAATAAAGAATGGAAAGGCGAGGCTTTTGTAGTTGCAGCAACCACGTTCATTATTTCAATATCAGCATATATGATAGCAGCACTCACATATTATATGGAGCATGGACAAAAGATGCCTCTACTATTTTAAAAAAAGTGAAAAATAAATCACTCCAGATTTTTTTATGTCGTTTATTTTTCTTATATTTATACTGTAACAAATTAATAATAACAACAATGAAATTACCTTTTGAACTTAAATTTTTATTAACAATTATAATAATGGCAATCTTTATTATTTGGATTCCAGTATTATTCGCTTTGAATATTGAAGATATCAGAATTTTAATACCAATTTGCACAGTATATGGATTTTGTTTAGGTAAATTAATTGCAAATAACTAAAAAATGAATTTAGAAAACTTAAATTTCACATCACCTGAACAGCATATACCAGCTGTTACTATCCCAGCAAAAACTTATATTTTTGCAGAAGAACTAGAAAAAGCAGTACTTAAGTACATGGAAGATAGATATCATTATCTTGCAGAAGGAAGACATATCCTTGATGACTTAAGTCCATCGTCTTATATTAAGAACCTCGCAAATATTTTCACAAAAGTATCATATCATGATATTGAAAAGCACTTTAATGCTCTTGGTGAAAAAATCACGGCTGAAAGATTAAAAAAAGAAAGAGAAGAGTATTTTGAACATCATGGCATTGATGTTAAAATAGACTCAGAAATGTTACTTCAATCATGTAAGTTTTTAAGAGAAAGGTTTCTTAAAAATAGACCTACGAAAGGATGGAATACAAATAAAATGGACAAATGGAGACTTCAAAACGAAGAACTACTCTATGAAGAACTTGGTTTAAAAACATATACAAAATCTGATAAAAATTGTTTAGACCTTAGAGGCTATGAAGACATAGACATCATAATTCACACTGATGGAATATTCCCAAGAAATGAGTGGGAGGCTGATAGAGGAATGGAATCTTTCTACATTAAAGCCCATTTTCCTAACGAATTTAGATGGGCAGAGCAGAAAAAACACGGTTCAGTAGGTATCTTAGAGATATACTACAGCAAGCGCAAAAATGAAATAAGAAATAATACAAACACAATAAAAATTAAATAAAATGAGAAAAAGAAGAATAGATTGGTTTAGAGTAACAATGGTAGGTACTTTTGTATTGGTAGCAGCAATAATACTAGGAGGTATTGGCTTAGAAGTAGCGTACTATCAAACATCAGATACTGTTACATTTACAGTAACGGATAAAGAAACAAAAGTAACATCAGATGGAGAACACGTATCTTCAAAGTATATTGTCTTTACAGAAAACGAAACCTTTGAAAATACAGACCTTTTATTTGGGGGTAAATTTAACTCTTCAGATATCCAAGGAAAACTTAAAAGAGGAGAAACATACACTGCTGAGGTTTATGGATGGAGAGTTCCTTTCTTCTCAATGTACAGAAATATAGTAGTAATTAAATAAAATAATAAAAATGACTAAACAAGAAGCATTAAATGAAATAATGAAAGCAGTGGAATATAAAGTACCTGGATATGATAACACAGAATTAGTAAAGGCTATTCTAGGAGTTTTTGAAAAACAGGTAAGAATAGACCAGATAGAAAAAGACCGCGAAATGAGTATGAAAACCCTAAATATTACTAAAATTAAATAAACAAATCAAAGATTTTTTCTATAAAATAAAAATAAAATATGCAAGCAGTTCAACAACTTTTCACAGAAAAATACAGACCAAAAAATCTTAGTGAACTTATTCTACCAGAAAGAGTGATGAATAAATTCAAAGACGGGTTAGTTCAAAACATGTTATTAGCGGGTAGTCCAGGTACTGGAAAAACATCAACAGCTAAAGCAATTGTTAATCAATTTAACATGCCGTATCTTTACATAAATGCATCGACAGATACTTCAGTAGACGTAATTAGAACAAGAATCACAGACTTTTGTTCTACAGTTTCTATTATGGACGGACCTAGTTCTATGAAGGTTGTAATATTAGATGAGGTTGATGGTGTATCAGATCAATTCTTTAAAGCACTTCGTGCTACAATGGAAACCTTCGCATCAAATAGCAGATTTATTGCTACATGTAATTATATAAATAAATTACCAGATCCAATACTTTCAAGATTTGAAGTTATTAATTTTGATTTTGACAAAGAAGACGAAGCTGAACTAACTAAAAAATATATTAGAAGAGTTTACGAAATATGTCAAAATGAAGGACTTGAAATAGAAAAACCAGCTCTATTAGAATTTGTAAGGCGAAATTTTCCAGATCTAAGAGATACTCTTAATAAACTGCAGGGCTTTAAATCTCAAGGAACTTTAGATATTAAAGTAGAAGACGTAAAAAGATTTAACTCTGTCTATAAAGACATATTTGAACTCATATTTAATGAAACAAATCCAGTAGTTAATTATAAAACATTAGTAAGCAATTATTCAAACAGAGTTGAAGATGTATTGCAGAGCTTAGGTAGCGATTTTATTGATTATATAAATCAAGAAAAAAGCCAGTACACAAAGCATATTCCAGAAATAACAGTGGAAGTTGCACAGCATCAAGCACAGAGACTTTCTGTAATAGACCCTGTAATTACAATGCTTTCATTAGTGTTTAAAATACAAACAATAATAAAAGAAACAAAGGTATGATGAAAAAAGGAGGACATACACTATTAATAGATGGCAATTATTTTTTGCACAGCAGACTTTTTGTTCTTCCAAGACCATCTAGTGGTAAAATGATGGAAGATGAAGAATCAAGAGCCAATCTTATGCGCAAATTAGCGATAGACTTAGCATCCGAAGTAAGAAAGATGAGAGACTTTATAGATAAAGTTGTAGTAACAGTAGATGCTAGAAGTTGGCGCAAAGACCTATTCCCACAAGCAGAATATAAAGGTACTAGAAAGCAAGATTCTAAAATAGATTGGACTGGCGTATATGGAATTTATGAAGAATTTCAAGCTATTTTACAAAAGCACGGTGTTATTGTACATAGAATAGACGGCGCAGAAGCAGATGATGTTCTTTTTGGTTGGTCAACTTACTTAAACAATAAAGGTAAAAATTGTATAATATGGACAGGTGATAGAGACCTTATTCAATTAGTAAATTATTCAATACCAAATGATGCATACACACTATGGTATTCAAGTGCTCATAAAAGTTTATATACTTTTCCTAACTTTGAAGAAGTTATTAATAGGAAAGAAGATATAGATAAAAATGACATGTTATTTAATATGAGTCACTATAAAGGTCTTTCTCAAGAATCTAGACACTCTCTTAAATTATGGATGGAAAATAATAAAGTAAAATTAACTGAAGTAGATTGTGACGAGTTTTTATTTAAAAAAATACTTGTAGGTGACAGTGGTGATAACATACCATCTGTTATTACTTGGCAAAAAGTAATGAAGAATGGTAAATTAAGAACTTATTCTATTACAGATAAAATGGCAGATAAAATATATGCTCAGTTTACAAAAGAATCAGATGGATTTGTTGTAGATACCTTATTTGTAAAAAGCGAATTAGAAAGAATGGCTGATGTTGTTTATAGGGTAGTAGGTAGAGAATCTGCAAAGATTATATCTAACAGGATATTTGATAATATGTCTCTAATGATGCTTCACTCTAGAGTAATACCTGAACCTATTCAGAACGAAATATACAAAGCAGTAGAAAATGAATTTTCTTTGCTAGATAGAATGGACCTATCTAAGTTAACAAACAAAGATAAAATATTAGAAAATACAAAATGGTTAGATATTAAAAAATCTAAAAAAGCAGATATTTTCTCTAATTTAGATATAGAAGATAACCAGCCTAAAAAATTAAAATTAATAAATAAGAATAACAAAAATAAATTGTTCTAATGTTAGACGACACAAAACTTTTTGATTTTATTAAAATAATGTTTACAAAACCGGAGCATTATAATAAATTAAAAAACTTTTCAAAGAAAAGGCATCATTTTATGGTAAATAGATTTATGTCAATTAAACACCCAACAACTGCAAATTTATTTAATATAAATGGTATTGATGGCGGAAGAGTAATTGATTGTTGGCACAAAGTTACTAGTAGATTTAATAAAGTCCCAGGTTGGATATACACTAAGACTAAAAGTTCAAAGAAAAATATTAAAGAAAAATACCAACCAAGTGAAGAAGCTTTAAGAATTTATATGGAAAAAAATGAAATAGGAAAAAGAGAAATAGAAGAGTTAAAAAAATTTTGCAAAGAAGAGTTATATCAAGATTTAAAAACATTAGAAAATCAAATAAAAGTTTATGGCTAACTATCTTTTTCCTGAAATTGTAGCTATAACTCTACAAAAACATAATTCAATAGACAATAAAATTTACACTCTTATAAAAAATAAAGGGTGTTTTACTAAACATGCTAATACTATTTTAGTAAAAAGCGAAGAATTATATTCCATTCTTAAAGAAAATTATGAATTAGAATTAGAAAAATTAAATACTATTTCTAATAAAAACCTATATAAAGGAGCAACTACAATTTACTTTCTTAATAAATTCATGAAAGACATGAAAAACTTAAGATGGTTTCAAATCACTTTATGTAAAAATATATCTTATAGTAGAATTAGTAGCAATCATCAGCCAGATGAAGAAAAAACTTTAAATTTTGATTTTAAAGTAATAAGAGGAAGTTTTAGAACTTTTGATTTATTTAAAGAAGAATTATTACCATCGGTTAATAAAATTTTAAAACTAGTAGGATGTGTTAACAAATCACACTACGCTGTAGTAAAACTAAAAAATTTAGAAAATAGAATTTTAAATTTTAAAGAATCTTCCAATGACTTAACAGAAGAAGAAAATAGTATATGTAGTACTTTAATCTATCATTTTTCAGAATGGTCAGATGATAATCCACAAACACTTATAGTCACAGATTTCTTAGATATATAGTAGAAATACGTATTATATTATGAAAGATAACAAGACTTTTTTTGAAAAGTTGCTTTCTGATGTTGATGGTCAGCCATCTTCTAAAAGATTAGTAACTTTAGTAGCATTCGTTTTAATTTCCGGAGCATTTGTTATAAATATTTTTGCTGAAATACCATTAAAAGAATATATGTTTGAGGGTATGCTTTGGTTAACTGGAGCTGGAATAGGTTCAGCAACAGTTGAGAAGTTTAGTAGAAAAGGGTTTAAAGACGAATCAGAATAAACTAGATAAATAAAACATGGTTACAAGTTACACAGCATCCGAAGTAGGAGATATTATCATTGCTAAATTAGTAGAACCTTACAAAGGGGCAGAGCAAATTTTAGATTGGGATATACAAGCCGGTTTTTCTAATGAGTTTACTGTTGGAAAAATAACTTTTGTACAAGGAAGTTCAACAGTTACTGGGATTGGAACAAATTTAGACCTTAATTCCGGAGATATTATTTTAGCAGCAGGTTATGAATTCGAAGTATCTTCTACACCTGACCCTAATACAATAGAACTATCTTCACCATCTCTTTATGATTTAACAGATGTTGAGTTTCATATAAAAGAAAACGAATGGAATTATTTTAAATACGAGTTTAGATGGTCGCAAAATGATGTAATAGAAAAAGGAGGAGAGCATAGTGAATGGCATCCCTTAAATAAAACAAATATTTTAGGAGATATTTTAACTTTAGATATAAATCCAGCAGCCCCTTTTTGGGTAGAAATAAAATCAACAGTTCAGGATTTACAACCTCTCCATACTATTTCTTTTTTAAAAGTAACATACACTATTCAATATGAAAATGGTACAATAGAAGAATGTCCTCAAATATGCGCAGAATGTGAACCTTATGATGTCATAGGATGTGCTAATATTTTAGTAGAATGTGACTCAGAAAATCTTTATAACCCCTATGGTTTAAGTAGGCCTGTAAAAATCTATAATAGTTTATCTAATTTAGCAAATCAAGTTTATGGTCATCCTGTAACATATTATAGAGTTGAACCAAATGTTAGGAGTAAAGATGTTATTTTAAAAGAATATTCGCTTTATGATGTTATTGAAAAGGCAACAATAAAGATAATGGTACCAGATAACGAATTTCCTACAGAAGCTGCAAGTTTTGATATTTTTGGGATGGGTTTTGAAGATTTTGAAATTCACATGTTAGGTTCTGAATTTAGAAAGCATTTTGGTGAAGGTAAAAGCCCCAGATCAAGGGACTATTTATTTATACCATACAATAATAGAATGTATGAAGTAAATTCAGTTTCTTTAGCCGACGAATTTAATAAAGAGCTAACTTATTTCAAACTACATTTGAAAAAATATGAAAATAGAACTTCTACTAATAAAGGAGATTTTGCAGAAGATTTAACAGACTTAGTAGTAGGAGTAGAAGAAGTTCTAGGAGAAGACATAAAAGAAGAGTTCACAAAAGTTACAAAACCTTTACAATACCAAGCAACTCATCATGCATCACAGGACGGTGTTAGAAAATATGTTCATAAAGATTTAGAAATTAGAGATATTAATTTAATGAATAAATGGACGGTTGTTTCTAGAAATTACTACGAAACATCAAGTATTTTAGGAGATGAATCTCAAAGTCCTGCTGTTATTTATAATGAAATTTCTAAAAATGGAGTTGGTGAAAATCTTTCACTACACCACTGGTTTCAACCAACTAAAAGATTCGATTACAAAAAAGCTGAACAGTATACAACATTAGATGGAACTGATATTGAAGGAAATGGACTTGCTTTAAAAATATCATCAAAGGGTATTATTGTTAGAATAAACAATCAAGATTATTTATTTAAACATAAAATAATATTTGGTTCAGATCATTGGTACTCAATAGTTGTTAACATGAGTAACACTTATAACGAAGTTTCTGTAAGTATTTTTAAATTAGATGGGCAAAATAATTATAATAGCCCTACAGGTCCTATGGAACTTGAAGAAATGTTTTTTGGTAAATTAGATATGCTTTCAATTCAAACTTGGGAAACCGATGTTAATTGGTCTTTAAGAGGCAGCGAATTAAACATAACTAATGTTAGAATATTTAAAAAGACTATCGAAGACGAACAAAAAGTTCCAGTATTACACCAATATGTAGTAAGAGATGCACATCACCTTTTATTAGCAGATAATGCCATACCATCGTTAATGTTACAGAAGTATGGTCAATCTAGATAAAAGGAATATATAATCTAAATTAATAAGAATGTCAGAAGATAAAAAGAAGACTATTTCAGAACAAGCTGAATTTATTAGAAAAGACTTAGAAGACCTTTTAGGTCCAGATAATAGTATAGACGTAGAACAAGACCCGTCAGATTTACCTATTCCTAAATTTCATAATGCAAAACCAGCTGTAAATTATTCTGAAATGAAAGGTATTTCAGAAAAACAGGCTAAAAAAACTATCTCTAGCCTAATGGAATTTTACTTAGATTCAGAAATCATTGAAAAAGATGAATATTTACAAGCTAAGAAAAAAATGGATGAAATGACTATGGGCTCTCTTGTGTATCAGCTACAAGCAGGTGAAAGAGCACTAACAACATTATTAGAAACTATTGAAGGAGGAGAATTAGCACCCAGAATGTTTGAGGTATTAGCAACATTGCAAAAATCAATGTTAGATATTATTAAAAGCCAAACCATGTACCTTATGGCAACTGAAGAGAGCGCAAAAAGAATAGCAAGAGATATTGAACTCTATAAAAAGAGAGATAGAGATGATGAACTAGAACAGGTTGGAGGAAAAGAAAATGGAAATATTCAAAGAGGTACAAAAGACCTTATGAATCAAATTCAAGCAGGTATAAATAAAGCTGACATAGAAGATATAGAACCAGAAACAGATGAGTGATAACGTTTGGATTCCTAAAGAAACAGGCCAGGCAACTTCAGAAAGACTTGTTTGGACAACTAAAAAAGTAAATGATTTAGAAGTAGCACTTGACCAAGGTTATAAACCACAGGTTAAAATGCCATTTTATGAAGGAAAGCAATTTTTAAGAAGAGGTAATATTGTATTTGAATACACTGATGGAGAGATTCAAGAGCTGGCTAGATGCGCGTCAGATATTGTATATTTTGCAGAAAAATATGCAGTTGTTTTAACTGATGAGGGAATTCAGCAGGTAAAATTAAGAGATTATCAAAAGGAAATGTTGCGTAATTTCCAAAATAATAGATTTAATATTTGTTTAGCAGCCCGCCAAATGGGTAAAACAGTTATGGCAAGTATTTTTAATGCATGGTTCTTAACTTTCAATACAGATAAAAACACACTGTTATTAGCAAATAAATCTGACACAACAAAAGAAATTATCGATAAAGCAAAGGTTGTTATAGAAAATCTTCCATTCTTTATGAAACCTGGAATTACAAAATATGATGTAATGAACGTAAAATGTGACAATGGCTGCAGACTTGTAGGACAGAGCACGACAGCTAAAGCAGGTATTGGTTTTACAATTCATTTATTATTTTTAGATGAGTTTGCACATATTCACCCTTCTATAGTTGACGCTTTTTACGAAAATGTTTATCCTACACTTTCTGCTTCTAAGGTGTCCAGGATTATTATCACAAGCACACCAAACGGCTTTAATAAGTTTTATCAAATATACACCGCAGCTGAAAGAGGAGATAACGAATATAATTCTATGAGAATAGATTGGTGGCAGCATCCCGATAGAGACGACGCTTGGTATAAAAGAGAACTTGGAAACTTAGGAACTGTTGAGGCTTTTAATAGACAATATGGAAATGAATTTGTAAGTTCATCAAATTTGCTTTTAGACCCAGGGTCTATGAAAAAGATGAGAAGTTCAATGAAAGAATATGTACATCATGAATTCGATTGTTTTACCGATAACCAAATAGATATAAAAGGTTTTTTAAGTTTTCACCCAGGCTTTGATGTAGAAACTTTAAAAGACAAAGATAAATATTGGCTTTTAACAGTAGATATTGCTGAAGGAAACGGAGGAGACTATTCTATTATTAATATATTTAGAATCGACCCAATGACTAAAAAACAGATAAAAAATGTTACAACACCAGGTGCAATGTATGACTTTTTTAAATTAAATCAAGTCGGTGTTTTTAGAAGCAATGAACATATTATTGAAGATTTTTCAAAAATACTTTATTTAGTAGGAGTAGAATTGCTATATAATGAAAACACAAAGATAATCGTAGAATTTAATACTTATGGTTCAGTTCTTTTAAAATATTTACAAACTGTATTCCCTAGAACAAATGATTTTGATGAAGAGATGATTTTAAGATTTAAACACAGGCACGATAGTAAAGGTTTAAAACATGGAATAAAAATAAAAAATGATAATAAGCCAATATTTTGTCAAAATTTCAAATCTCTTTATGAAAATAATAAAATAAACATTACTGAATTTCAAACAACAAACGAAATAAGTCTTTTTGGAACTTTACCCTCAGGAAACTATGGTGCTCAGATGGGCAATGATGACCTTGCAATGTCAAGTATTATAGCAACTGAATATTTTAATACAGCAGCATATGCTGATTCAGTAGAAGAATTGTTAGACTTAATTGACCCAGACTTGCATGATTTCATGGAAACTACGTTATTTAAAGATAATCAAGACCAAGGAGACTTAAATTTCGACATTTATGACCTATTATAGAATAATTCCCATAATTCTTAGATATATACTTTAACAAACTAAAAAAAAATAATTTCAATTATGGCACTAAGTCCTCAATTATTACAATTCAAATCAAGCGGTGTTTACCGTTTAGAATTTGATAAGTCTCAAGTATCTACAGTTACTGCAGAGACTATTAGGTTATTGGCAGGTCACTCTAAAAAAGGACCAATCAATACACCAGTATATTGCGAAGATACAGAATCTTTTACTCTTATCTTTGGTAATATCGATAAAAAATTAGAAAAGAAAGGAATGTTCTTTCACAGAAGTTGTTTAGAAGCTCTTAAAAGAGGTCCTATTCTAGCTATTAATTTAGCAGACCTTTCATCAGCAGATAAAGCTGACTATTGGAAAATTTCAACAGATGCGACAGGAGCATCTGCTGCAGCATCTTCAACTTCAGATGATGAATATGAATCATTCCACAACACTGACAAATTTATGTTTGCATCAGACTCTGAGTTTTTAGCAACTGTCGGAGAACACCCTGAAGAAGCATTAAACATTGTTAATTTAGGTAATGATAATCTTTCAGTTATCGTAAGACAAGCACAAGATGTTAAAGCTTTTGAAGTACAGGCTAGAGATTGGTATGGAACAGGAAATATTCCAGAAGGAATTTCTGAACTAGACTATATTTCAGACTACATGGTCGATGTCTTTGTATTTAAAGGTAAATTTGACGCAGCTGCGTTAGATGCAGACCCTGTATATGGAGATTACTTTACTTCAACTGGTCTTAAAAAAGATAAACTTAACGCTTTTGCAGATGAAAGACAAATCACTTTATTATCACAGTATACTGGTTCAATCATACCAAACTTTCAAGATTTAGAAGGAAATGGTCTATACATTGAACAAATAATAAATGCAGAAACTAGAAGAACTGGTTTATTTTGTGCAGTTAATGAAGAAGCTGTAGAAGATTCAAAAGTAAATTTAGTAGGAATAAATGCTGCTGTTGCTATTGACGCTTTATCTTATCAGATTGGAGCTACAGCTAGAGCCATAGATTTCTCAACAACTGATTTCGTTTATACTTCAAATGGTTCATCATTTGATTTCGAATCTGCATCAAATGATGATTTAGATTTAGTTGTAGGAGACTATTTTCCAGGAGCAACAGGTACAGATTTAGTTAAAGTAACTAGAATTTCACAACAAGGTACTTCACCGACAGTATATACTGTTACATGTTCAGGACCAGTTGATTCAGGTTTTACAGTATCTTCTGATGTTGCGTTTAAATCTCTTGAAAAAACAGCTACTGAGTACAGAATTTTTAATTTTGATGCAGCAACTTTAGCAGATCAGTCTATTTCAGATTGTTTAACTGCTATTTCATCAGATGGATTATTCTCTGCATTAACAGATAGAGACGTTATAGATTTAAGATATATTGTAGATACTTTTGGTTCAATAGATGGTTCAAACCTTTTAAATAAAAATGAATTTACAAGAATCGCAAAAGAAAGACAAAACGTATCTTGTATATTAAATGCACCTACAGTTGCTGAATTTAAAAAATCAACAGACCCGTCGTTTAAAGATGCTACTACAAAGAAATTTAATACAAGATTTGTAAAAGATGGTGGTGATTTATCACAAAATCCAACTGCAATTTATTCGCTACCTTCAATTGCTGAAGGAGCTAATTACGGTTTTTATTACGGACCTGGTTTAGAAGTAAGAGAAAACGGAAAAGTTAAAACAGTTGTACCAGCAGCTTACGTATCTAATAACTATATTGATAAATTTACAAATGCACTTCCTTGGTCTATTGTATCAGGACCTAGAAGAGGAGTTATTACAGGAACTAACGTTATTGGAGCTGAATATGCATTCGATAAAACAGACAGAGATAATTTAGAACCTTTTGGAATCAACCCAATTGTATTTGAAAGAGGAGTTGGACTAAATATTAAAGGTAATAAAACAGGACAGCAAAGCGTAAAATCGGCTTTAAGTTCAGCTCACGTAAGAGAGGTATTAATCTTCATCGAAAATGGTTTAGCAGATATACTTAAAGATTACTTATTTGAGTTTAACACTGCACAAACTAGATTAGAAATTAAAACACTTGCTGATTCATTCATGGATGGTGTTTTAGCAGATGAAGGTGTATTTGCATATAATAATGTAATAGACTCAACTAACAACACAAATGAAGTTATAGATGCTAATATGGGTATCCTTGATACATTTGTAGAACCAGTTAAAGGTTTAGAAATTATTGTACATAGAACAACAGTACTTAATACTGGAGATATAGCTTCAGGTAACTTCTAAAAATAATTAAGATAAATCAGGAAAGACTTCGGTCTTTCCTGATAAATTTTAAAAAAGAATTAGATATATAAAACATAAATAAAAATAAAAATAAAGAAATGGCATTACCACATTATTCAAACGACCAAACTAGCAAGAAAGGTAAGAATTTTGAACCAGTATTAGCGAATATGTTTGAGGTAACTATTCTTCCACCAGCAGGAGTTGGAGGTCAAGAATTATTAATTCAACATATTAACAGTATTTCAGGTTTAGAACTTCATAAAGATTTGGGAACAGTAACCCAAAAATTCAAATGGTCTACAAGGTCTTTTACAGGTGTACCTGGAGATTCCTTCTTAGACGTTACCGTTAATTTCTCATTAAACTTAAACGATGCAAATCAAATGTACCTTTACAAAACATTAAGAGATTGGTACAGACTAGCATATAACCCAGAAACTGGAGAAACGGGTCTTAAAAAAGACTACGTTGGACAGATGGTTATAGTTCAATTCAACAGAAAAGGTGATATTTTTAGAAAAATCACACTAGACGATTGTTTCGTATATTCACCATTGAATCCATTGGCTGAAAATAACTATGAAACAGGAGACCCACAAGCAATTGATTGTGTATGGAGAGCTGACGTATGGTCAGAAGAATTAGCATAACAGCATTAAATTTTAAGAAAGAGAAGGCAATAAAACCTTCTCTTTTTTTACACTGAAAATATAATATAATAATATTTTAATATGTCCAACAAAAAAGATTATTTAGTAGATAAGTTAATTAAAAAAATTCAAGTTTTATTAACAGAGCCGGAGTTTGAGGAGTTAAATAATATTATTTTAAGCGAAGCACTTCAAAATAAACAAAGACCTAGGTCTGTAAGTGCTTTTGTTAGAGAACTTGTTAAAAAAGAAATAAAAAGAATCGAAGATTCTGAAACAAAATAAATTAAATTTATATAAACCTTAAAAATTCATTAAAAATGAGCAAAGAAGAAAACAAAAATGAAGAATTTGATAAATTCTTAAACAAAAAAGAAGAAGGCAACGGATACGATTCTGTTGAAAACACTTCAACAGAAAAAGCTGGACCAGACTCAAACCCTGAGTTAGCCTCTTTTGAAGAAACAATCAATGAAAAAGGATTGGGTTCTGTAGATATTTCAAACTATGGAAGAAAAAAGGCAGATTCTACAGATACTGTATTAGGTTATGTACCTCTATCTATGGAAACACTTTTTTCTAAAGGTAGATTTTATCCACAAGACGCATCTATTCATGTTAGATCTGCAAAAGTTGCAGAAATTAGACATTTTTCAACAATGAACGAGCAAAATATTTTGGACATTGAAGAAAAATTAAACAACATTGTAAAATCTTGTATTAGATTTGAATCAAAATCTAAAAAGCTTTCATATAAAGACCTTATGGAAGAAGATAGAATTGCAGTACTTTTAGCAATTAGAGACCTTACTTTTCCAGAGCCTGAAAACAAAATCATAGTTCAAGCAGAAAATAGTTATGGTCAAACTAAAGATGTTGAGATTGCTACAAATAATTTTGTTGCAAATGAAATTCCAGAAGAAATAGAAAAGTATTACGATGTAGTTTCAAGATGTTTTAGAATTCAAACTCGCTCATCTGGAGAAATATTAATGAGACCCCCTTCTATTGGAGTTATGGAAGAAGTTACTAAGTATATTAGAACTCAGCAGGAAAGTAAAAAAAGATGGGACCAGGCCTTTATTCAAATCTTACCATATATTCAGTTAGATTGGAGAGGTTTTAGTTCAAAAGAAATCTTTAATCAAGAGATAGACTTCCAAGGTTGGAATGAGAAAAAATACATGGTAGTATATAGATTAGCAGAAAAAATGAGAATTGGCGCACAGCCGGAAATGCAAGTAGATGTTGACGGGGAGGACGTTTCGGTCCCTCTCGATTTCCCAGGTGGAGTCAAAAGCCTTTTCATTATTTCAGATCTCGCTGGAGAGCTTCTTTAAGGCTAAATTCTATCTGGGTTTTCATTTGCATCTCCAGCCTAGTGAAATTGATGCACTCGACTTTTATGAGTATCAGTATTATATACAAAATCTTACTGAGCATCTTAAAAAGCAAAATAAAGAAGAGGCTGAACAAAATGAACAGATGCAAGAGCAATATGGTACAAAAGCACCAAAAACACCAAAAATGAGTGATTATGGGGTAAATATGCCTAAAATTCCAAGTATGAAAATGCCTAAGTTTTAGAGATATATAATAAAAATACTTAAGTTAGTTGGCAAGACCATTTTCATCCCCGTTTGAAAAATTATCAGTAGATAATCAGAAAGTTTTAATCGAACAGCTCTCCCCAGGAGGAGAGCTGTTTAGTTTGTTTGAAGAAATTTTAAATCAACTTCAAAGTACTGACGATCGCCAGCAAAAAGACGAAGCAAAAACAAAAGTAAGTTTATTTTCTGGTTTAACAATTAAAGAAGCATTAGCATGGAAACTGCTAGGAGAAAAAGGTCTTCAATCTATAGGTAAAGGTTTAGGAGCGATAGCTGAAGTTATTGACAAAATGACCACTGCCGGTAAAGAAGTTAAAGAAAGAATAGAAGGTATAGCGATGGGTATCGAAACGGTATTTGGCATTGCTCCTAAAATTCTTAAGTTTGCATTTACCATGGTGCTAGCTCTTCCACTTTTAATGCTTGCCGTAGTAGCAGTGCCTTTTATAGGGCTATTGCTATTAGGTACTTTAGCAATAATGGGTATTTTAAGTAAAGTTGCAGAGAAACAAAAAGGAATGTATGAGAGTCTAGCTCTTTTAGGAGATGTAGGCGCTGCAATATTAAAATTTGGAGGTTATTTAGCACTTTCTGCACTGGTATATCCAATAGCGTTACTTGGTATGATAGTAGTTATACCTACGTTGCTAATAATGTTAGCTGCGTTAACACTTATAGGACGTTTAGTAGACCCTAAATCTATGGAAAAATATAAAGGTTTAGAAGAAGTAGGTAAAGCAATACTTTTATTCGGTGGATATTTAGCACTCTCTTTATTAATATATCCATTTGCTATATTAGCAACACCTATGGTTCTCGGAGTAATAGTTGGTTTTGCTGTAGTATTTGCTCTTTTAGATAGATTTGGTTTTGTAAAATCTGTAAATAAAGCTGGAAAAGCACTTAAACAAGTAGGAATAGCAATATTAGTATTAGGTGCCGCTTTATTTATTTTTGGACTTATTTTTCCACCTACCGTAGAAACATTTCAAACTTTAGGTTTTGTAATGTTAGTACTTGTAGGTATTTCTGCCGCTATGTGGTTAGTCGGTAAAATGTATAAAAAAATGAGAAAAGGTGCAATAGGACTTGCCTTAACAGGTCTTGCTATTCTAGTATTAGGATATGCCCTTAAGAAATTTGAAGAATCTTTGCCTGCCAATCCATGGGAATTCTTTGCTGAATTAGGAGTTGCACTTGTAGGTTTAGGTGTAATAATGTATGGTTATGGTTCACAATGGAAAAGTATAGCAAAAGGTGCATTAGTACTTGCCGGATCTGGATTAGCCCTTGCACTTATGGGATATGGTATTTCAGAAATAGGAGAAGCTTTAAATAGTACAGGAGATGCTTGGATGTTTATGGCTGAACTTGGAGTATTTCTTGTTGGTATGGGAGTTATGGCAGCAGGTTGGGGTGCAGCAGTAATGTTGATAGGTCCGGGTCTTTTAGCAATGGGTGGTGCAGGAGTTGCATTAAAATCAGTATCATGGGGTCTAGAAGGATTTATACCTATATTTAAAGGTTCAGAATGGAAATCTATGGTAGGCGAACATCATAAATCTAAAGGTATTTTAGGAATGGGTGGTGGATCTGTATCTAATTTTCAAGCTCTAATGGAAGCTGTAGGTTATAGCTTTATTTGGAACCCTGTTTCGGTTGCCGGTATTTTAGGAGGAGCAGCAGCTCTTGGTGCAGCAGGATTGGCATTAAAGCCTCTTGCTAAAGGTATTAATGATATGATTCCTATATTTAAAGGAAAAGGTTGGAAAGAAATGGTTGAAACTAAAGGAAACCCTAAAGCCGGAGGTATTTTAGGATTTGGTGCTACTGAACAAACAAATATTCAACTTTTAATAAGTTCTATAGCAAACTCCTTTAAATTAGGCTTTGGTGTTATTAATGTAGGTGCAGGTGCAGGTGCAATGGCAATTGTAGGAAAATCTTTAAGTAAATTAGCAGTAGGACTAAATGATTTTATGAAATATAAAATAAGTAAAACTATTGCAAAGAATATTGCTTCTATGGTTGATGCAGTCGCCGGTACTTTTGGTGAGATAGGAAAAGAATATGGAGGTGCTGGCTTTTTTGGTTTGGGCGCAGGACCATTATATGATGGTATTGAAGCAACGATGGGAATGGGTGATGCTTTAACTAGCATCGCAAAAGGTATGGCTGCTGTAGCAGAACTTAGATTTCCTACTTATGGAGACCCTAAAAACCCTGGTAAAATAACTGAATATATTACTTTAGATAAAGGTAAAATGAGAGACGTTTCAGCCAATGTTGCAGATATGGTTGATGCTCTTGCAAGTGCTTTTGGTGAAGTAGGAAAGAGATATCCTAATAAGCCTGCATCTGGTTTATGGGGCTTTTTTGGAGGAACAGAGAATCCTGTAAAAACAGGTCTATCTTCAGTTAGTGGTATGGGAAGTGCATTAGGAGGAATTGCACAGGGAATGCAAGATTTCTCAACTCTTAAATTTCATAAATATGATGACCCTACTAACCCTGAAAAAATAACAGCAACAATTGACTTAACCCAAGGAGACGTACTTAGTGAAGTTACTGCAAACATAGTTTCGATGATCGATTCTTTAGCAACAGGTTTTGCTCAAATAGGTATAAGATATCCAAAAGTAAAAAAGAAAGGTTGGTTCGGTATAACTTATTCTACTAATGGACCTGTTGGTGTAGGTATTGAACAATCTTCAGGTATGGGTGCTATTGTAGCGGCAATAGGTCAGGGAATGAGAGATTTTTCAGAAATGAAATTTCCGGTATATGATGGAACTAAAGTAGTAGAATACATTGATTTGACAAAAGGAAATGCCCTTAAAAAAGTTACAAGCAATATTACTGAAATGGTTCTATCTTTAGCTGGAGGTTTTGCTGAAGTTGCAAGAAGGTTCCCTAGAAAAAAATACAAAACTTGGTGGGGAGCTACCAGATATGCACCGGACGGTACAGTAGGTGAAGGGGTAAAACAGGCATCAGGTATGGGTGGTGTAATATCAGAATTAGGTTCTGGTTTAAAAGACTTTTCTACACTTAAATTTCCAATTTACAAAGGTACTAAAGTAGTAGGATATACCACTCTTACTAGTCAGACTATGGGTAAGACGACTGACAATATCGTATATATGATAGAATCTCTCATGAATGGTTTTGCTAAGATAGGAGATAAATACGGTTCTTGGCCAGGTACTAGAAGTTCAGTACAACAAGGTGTACAAGCTGCGCAGGGCGCAGGATTTGAAGTTGCAATGTTGGCTATAGGTTTAAAGTCAATGGCTATGTTAAGATTCCCAATTTATAAAGGTAAGAGAATTGTAGGTTATGAATCTCTTACGGGAGATGGTATAGAAAAAGTAGCAAGAAATATTTATATGATGATATCCTCTCCTTTAGATGCTTTCGGTAGGATTGGTAAAAAATATGGTGGAGAAGTCGTTAGTTTTATGGGAGTTAGAAGCGGAGATGGAGGAGACGTAGGTAAAGGTATTCTAGCCGCAAAAGAATTACCTAAAGGATTAGGAACAGTAATGGGTTCTATTTTGGGAGTAGTAAGTCATAAAAACTTTAAAGAAGTTGTAAAAGCAACACCTATAGTTTCTAAAATGGTTACTATGATAGGAGAATCATTTGAACCACTTGCTAAAGCAGGCCCTGATGGCATTATGGCTTCTGCAAATGCAGTTAAATATTATTTTGAGCAGTTTGCAACTATAGAAACTCCAATCAAAAATTGGTTAAAGTTATCAGATAATTATAGAACTATGCAACTAACAAATAGATATTTTGCAGGTATCGCTCGCTCAACTAAAGAAATTGGAGAAACTCCAGTATTTGGTGCAATGATGCTTTCTAGATTAACTAAAACCCTACAAGATAGAAAATTAATGAAAACTGCCTTAGCAATGACACATATTGCAAATGCTTATAAAAAAATACAGGTATCTTCTACTGAAATGGAAATTGAGGCTTTAGAAAAGTCAACAGAGATGTTTAAAGCACTTTCTTATCTTACTGAACAGGGAGGTGAAACTGCAATAGAGGCATTAGGAGATAATTTAATTGAAGCTGTAAAAGAATTAGCATCAATGATAGCTAATTTTGAACAGACTGTTGGTGACGCTAAAGACCAGAATGCTGATGTTGCTGAAAAAATGGAAAATACAGGAAGCATATTTGATAGAGTAGCAGCAGTATTTTCAGATAATCCTGCAACACCAATAGGTCAGCCAACTCCTTCAGCTGATCCTTCACCATCTTCATCTTCTGGAGATATGCAAGAGTTAATAGATATATTGACTAGTGGTGACGCAATAGTTCAAGTACAAAAGACTTTTGATTAAACTTTTTAATTTTATCTTATATAAAAATAAAATAAAATAAAAATTATGCCAAAATTATCAGAAACTGTAAAATATAATTCAAGTACCATAAAATCTTCTCACTATAATTTTAAAGATAAAAATTTAGAAGTAATGTTTAAATCCGGTTCTGTATATGAATATAAGAGCGTTCCGATTATAAACTATACTTTTTTTAGAGATGGTGTTTCAACTGGAAAATCTTTTAACGAATATATCAAAGATTTTGATTTTACTAAAATTTTTGAAGAAGCAAAAGTTGATTAATATATACTTAAAATAAATACAAACAATGGCAAAATCAATATCATCTAAAGAAAAGGTACAAAAAACAAAAAGACCAGGAGTTCATTCTAAAAACAACACATCTAGGTCTAAAGAATCCAAAAACTATAAAAAGAAGTACAGAGGACAGGGCAAATAACCCGGTTACATGGACTTACCTACTAAAATGGTCACATTAATAGCAGTTCTTGCATTTTTCATGATAGGCTTTGCCTTAAACCACATTGACAAAAAGTGGCCAAATAAATAAAACTTTTTTAAAAAAAAGTCACTCCAGATTTTTTTATGTCGTTTATTATTGTTATATTTATACTATAATTAATTAATCAAAACAATGACAAAAATGACAAAAGTTAAAGTAGGAGACAAAGTTAGAAGTTTCGACTTCGATAGTCACGAAGTAAAAGGAAAAGATGCTTGTTACGTTGAAGGCGTAGTAGAAAGCATAGAAGGTCACCCGATGAGCGGTGACGGAGAATACGCTAAATTCAAAATCACTCTTAAAATCTTCGGTGGAGAAGAGAGAACAGAAGCTGTTGGAGAATATAACTGGGTTCCTCAAAATGGCCAAGAAACTTGGCTCGGAAAATTAACTAATCACTTAACAATAATAGCATAATATGTCAAACTCAAAGAAAAAATCATTTCCAGTATTTACAATAATATTTCTAATATTTTTAACTTTAAAGCTTGCTGAAATTGGACAAGTAGCAGCTTGGTCATGGTGGTGGGTAACCGCACCTTTATGGCTACCTCTTATAGTAGGATTATTCGTAATAGGATTAACAATCACAGTAGGTGTAATTATAGCCTACATAAATAGTAAATTATAAACCCTTAAAAACCAAAAATTATGCCATGTTCAGATGCAGGAGCCTACGATTACTTAAACGACCACAGGACTCAAAGACAGTTAAATGAAAACGAAGCTCTTAGAAAAGAAGTTTTAAGACTTGAAAAACGATTAGAAGAATCTAAAACTGAAAAAGAATTAAAGCTTGAAGCAGAACTTCAAACTGCAAAAATAGCAGCTAAAGATTTCGCACAAAGATTAAATAAGACAACAGAGCTTTTATGTAATGCAACCTTTATATTATTCGAAGAAGGATATTTGCACGGAAATTCAAAACTTCAAGAGTGGTTTAACAATCATACCGAAGAAGACGCTAAAAGAATGAAAACCGATTTAGATAAAATAATGAAACGTAAAAACGGTACTATTCAAAGCCTTATTAAATGGTACGAAACCCTAGATGCAAAAGAGCAATGGGTATTTGAAACTCATAAAAATTTCAAAGGATATAAATTAAACTAAAATGGAAATAACATTAAACAGAAAACACACAATAGACCAGATAGAATGGGTAACAACTGAATTCGAATGGCCTGAAGTAATGAGAAAAGAATGGGTTTCTTTTTTAAGAAGTAAAAAAGTTCATGAATTAAAAGATTTAAAAAGTTTACCTATGGAAGAATTAAACGAAATATACGGAGAAGCATATTCTCTATTAACATAAAAACAAAATAAAAATGAAAAATATTTTAGAATACAAATTAAGTAGAATGGTACAACTGGTCGCTTTATTTAGTCTTCCAATAATTATATACGGCGAATGGATCGAACCTTACAGCCTTGAAAACAACATTTGGATAGGAATTAATGGAGCAGTATGGTTACACTTTTTAGACCGAGCACGAAATGGTCTACCATCTAAAAAAGTTTAAAAATAAATCACTCCAGATTTTTTTATGTCGTTTATTTTTATTATATTTAACTATAATTAATTAATCAAAACAATAACAATATGCTAGATAGACTACAAGAATTCGTAGAGAGGAGTAACTCAACAAACTCAAACACTGATAAATTAGATGTCTTAAGAGACTACTCGACAGATCAGGAGGTACTAGGAGCTCTTAGGTATACTTATTCACCATTTAAACAATATCATGTTACTTCAAAAAATCTTAAAAAGAGAAGTGACCTGGTTAGTCCAATCGGAAACCAATACGGTAGTATATTTACCCTATTAGATACGTTAAATGATAGAATAATCACAGGACATGATGCTATTGCAGCCGTAAACAGATTTATTCTCGAGAACAGACAATATGAAGAACTCATCTATAATATTATAGATCGAAATCTTAAGACCCGTTCTACAGCTTCAATGATTAATAAAGTTGTACCCGGTCTCATACCAGGATTTGATGTTGCATTAGCCGCAACCTATGATGAGAAAACAAAAAAGAAAGTCGATCTTGATACTGATGATTGGTACCTTTCTAGAAAATTGGACGGAGTCAGATGTTTAGCATTCTTCGACAACTTCGGAACTGTTACTTTTAAAAGTAGAAGTGGCAAACCATTTGATACACTTGGAAAAGTTGCTAAAGAACTTGAAGAACTGAAACTTTACAACGTCGTGATGGATGGAGAGATTTGCATTGTTGATGAAAATGGTGATGAAGATTTTCAATCAATCATCAAAGAAATCAAAAGAAAAGACCACACTATCAAAAACCCATTATTTCAAATTTTTGATATGATATCGTTAGAAGACTTTGAGAATAAGACTTCAAGGGAAAAATTAAGTGAAAGACTTGATAATCTTGAAATGGTCTTCCATCACTTCGACCCTAAATACACCAAAGTACTTGAACAAGACCTCTTAACCAGTTGGGATATGTTTGAGTCTAAGATGGACCTAGCCGTTCAGAGTGGTTGGGAAGGTCTAATGCTACGAAAAGACGAGAAGTACAAAGGTAAAAGAAGTACAGATATCCTGAAGGTAAAGAAATTCTATGATGAAGAATATATCGTCGTAGACGTAGAGAACTCCCCCAATCGTGTAATTGTTGATGGAGTCGAAGTAGAAGAGATGATGCTAAAGAACGTCATCATAGAACACAAAGGCAATAGAGTACAGGTTGGAAGTGGTTTTACAATTGATGAAAGAAGAAACTATTTTGAAAACCCTAATAAAATATTAGGAAAGACCATAACAGTGCAGTACTTTGAAGAGACTACAAATCAAAATGGCACCCATTCATTGAGGTTCCCAGTGATTAAAGCAGTCTACCAAAACGGAAGAGTTGATTATGTATAAACCAAAACTGAGATGAGTAAAGAAGAAAGATTTGAGTTATGGGTAAATAAATTCAGAAATGAATTAACAGAAGGACAAATAGAAGTTCTACAAGATAGTTTATCTAATTTCGAATGGCCAGATGAATATAAAGAATTGATACAAGATAGAATAGAAGAACTTAAACCAAAACAAAGATGAGTCCAAATAAAGATGAAAAGAAATACTGGAATAGAATTTATGGTTTTTTAGGTAATAGTATTTATGAAATCTATGATACTGAAACGGCAGAAAAGAGAAAACTAAAAGGACAGAAAGTTTTTAAAGAGTTATTAGAACAGAGATTAAACCGAAAAAAAGATGAAAGTAATAATTAAATACAATCCAGAATATAAGACTTCAGTAAAAGTACATGAAGTTAAAGAAGAAGAAGATGCTTGGGATCTAATAGATGAAGCCAAGCAAAGTTTTGGTCAAGGAATTATATTGACTGACCAGGAGTTTGCGCAATTAATAAACCAAAACAAAGATGAGTAAAATTTGGAAATACATTTTTAAAAAGAGATATAATTTTTTAGATGTAGTCATGGTTGCTATTATTAGTCAAATCATATATGAATACATTATAAAGTAAACCAAATTAAAGATGATTTGTAAAAAATGTAACGAAATTATTCCACAGGCTAGAGTAGATTTAGGTTACTCTGTTTGTGTTGAATGCTCAGAAGTAGAAAAGTATGGATGTGTTGATGTTGTACAGCATAAGACTGGAAATACAATCGAAGTACTTTCTAGAAAAGATGCAGAACAGGCAAACAAATTAACTCAAAGGACTGGGTTTGGAACTCTAAGAAGTTTAAGATCTGGCACCACTAAAAAAGAAAAACATGTTGGTGGTCAATGTTGTTCAAATGCTTTTGTAGGAAACGAAAAAAGTTTTGAAGAAGTTGGAAAAGACTGTATGTTATGGGTAGAACTTGAAGATTGGAATAAAGTAACTTATACTCTTCAAAAAGCTCTAGATAAAAGAGAAATTTCAAAAAGTCAATGGCATCAACTAACCCGAATATTTAAAGAGTTCATGCCGAAAGAAGAAAACAAAATACAAAAAACGATTATAAAATCAGTAGATGAAGAAATCAACCATGTATTTAAAAATTGGCGAAATTCAAAAATTTATAAATAAAAGTTAAAATAAATCACTCCAGATTTTTTTATGTCGTTTATTATGATTATATTTATACTATAACAAATTAAAGATATGCTACAACTTAACTTATATCCAAATCAGAAAAAAGGAATCAACTACGAAATTTATAAATTTCCAGACGGTCAACAATCTATTAAAATAGATGAATTTGCATTTCAACATGATCGATTTGAGGTAGAAATTGTAAGTCCTTTTACTTCATTCCTAGATTTAGAATTAATAATCTGTGCAAATCAAGCTCTTAAAGAAATGGGAGTTCAAAAAGTCAGTTTATATACACCATATTTCTTAGGTGGTAGAAGTGATAGAAAATTCGAAGAAGGAACTTCAAACTATTTAAAAACAGTAGTTTGCCCAATTATTAACAGTCAAAACTTTCATAGAGTTACTGTTTTAGACCCACATTCAGATGTAATAGAAGCGTGTCTTAATAACTTTAAAGGAATCGATACTGTTGATTTCGCTGAACAAGTTTTAAAAGATGTAAAAGCTCAATATTATCCGGTACAAGATTTAGAATATCCTATCGTGCTTGTATCTCCAGATGCAGGTGCTCTCAAAAAAGTATTTAAAATTCAGAAAAGTACAGGTATTAAAAACCTAGTTATTGGTTCTAAGAATAGAGATGTCAAAGGACAAATAACACATACTTCTATTTCAGGACTGAAAGACATAAATATCTCAAACGCAACCTATATTATCTTCGATGATATATGCGATGGAGGTAGAACTTTCCTTGAACTTGCTAAAGTTATAAAAAAGGAAAAAGAAAATGCTAGAATAGTTTTAGCAGTAACACATGGTCTTTTTACTAAAGGTCTTCCGATCGAACATGTTGACCACGTATACACCACAGACTCTATTGTTCGTGAATTTGAATCAAAGAGTCTTACTATTATAAATTGTAACAAATAAAAATCAATAATATGAAAATGAACAGCTTATTTTTAACAGATGGTTATAAAACTGGACACCATCAACAATATCCAAAAGGAACAAACACAGTTTATTCTAACTGGACACCAAGAGGAAACAAGTATGCACCGAGAGGTTGTGATAAAGTCGTTTCATTTGGACAACAAATGGTAATTCAATGGTTAGTAGACCATTTTAATGATAACTTCTTTAGTCAACCTAAAGAAAAAGTTTGCGGTCAAATGAAAGCTGAATTGTCAATGTACTTAAATACAGACTATGATGTAACTCATTTCGAAGAACTTCACGATTTAGGTTATCTTCCTATTGAAGTTAAATCTTTAGAAGAAGGAATCGAAGTTCCTTTAAGAGTTCCAATGTTGACAGTACAAAATACTGGAAACTTTGGATGGTTAACTAACTTTTTAGAGACTATTTTATCTAATATGTTATGGCAACCAATGACTTCAGCGACAATCGCTTTGTTATACAAGCGAATTTTAACTGAAGGTGCTTTAAAAACAGACAAAGATGCAATTGGTTTTGTAGACTTCCAGGGACATGATTTTTCTATGAGAGGAATGGGAGGATTTATGAGTACTATCTTAAGTGGACTAGGACATGCTGCCGCATTTAGTGGAAGTGATTCTTTGCCAGTTATTGCAGCAGCCAGAAACTACTACAACGAATCTGGTTTCGTTGTCGGTTCAGTAAATGCCACGGAGCATTCAGTAATGTGTGCTGGAACTAAAGGAGATGAATTAGGAACCTTTAGAAGATTAATGGATACCTATCCAACAGGAATATTAAGTATTGTATCTGATACCTGGGACTTATGGACAGTAGTCACTGATTATTTACCAGCATTAAAAGACGAAATTATGAGTCGAGATGGTAAAATAGTTATTCGACCTGACAGCGGAGACCCGGTAGATATTCTTTGTGGATATAACTCTCTTACGACAGACGAGTTCAAGGGCAAGGCAATCACTGTGGGTGATGCACATCCTGCTAATAAAGGTTTAATTGAACTTTTATGGGAAACCTTTGGAGGAACTACAAATTCACAGGGCTACAAAGTCTTAGACCAACATATTGGAGCAATTTATGGAGATAGTATTACTCCAGATCGAGCAAGACAAATTATTGAAAGACTTGCTAGAAAAGGATTCGCTTCTACAAACGTAGTTCTAGGTATTGGAAGTTACACTTATCAATATAACACTAGAGATACATTTGGTTTCGCAATGAAAGCAACCTATGTTGAAGTTGAAGGAAAAGGAAGAGAAATCTTTAAAGACCCTATCACAGATGATGGAACCAAAAAATCTGCAAAAGGTTTATTACATGTAAGTAAGAACCCAGAAACTGGAGAACTAGAACTAAGAGATATGGTTTCTAGAAAAACAGAAGCAGAAGGAGAATTAAAAACTATTTTCAAAGACGGTAAATTCTACAATAGAACTACCTTAACTGAAGTTAGAAATAAAATCTCTAACTTGATTACAGACCCTAAATTGGTTAAATAAAAATCATAGATAAATATAGCAGAGTGAAACTATTCACTCTGCTTTTATATTAAAAGTATGCAGTTAAAAGAACAAATTATATACGTTAAAAAAATTGTAAGTAGTTGCAAAACAGAAGAACAAAAAACTGTAGCGACTTCTTGGGCTGAAAACTGGGCTAAAAGAATGCAAAAGATATTTCCCAATGTTATAGATAATTGGGTAGATTTATTTATAGAGGTTATGCAAGTTAAATGTACATGTTCAACTGGAAAAGTTGTTAAGTCACATAACCCAAACTGCAGTTATATGAATGAAATCTTTGGAGAAAATGTGGGATAGAGATAGTAGAATTTTAATGGTATTTCTTTTATTCCTTTTAGGTTTAATTCTTTTAGCATCTTGTGGAACTAAAGTAATTACAATAAAAGAGCAATTTCCAGTAACTTTTAAATATGAACTAGAGATTCCCCACCATAACTTAAATAATGAGTGTTTTCCTGAAAAAACCATAACATTTTTATGTAAAGATACCATTAAATTAGAATATGAATATGTTAGAAATTTTAAAAGATATATAAGGAGAAATGGCAAAAAATAAAAAGTCAGTGAAAAAGCTTAAAGTAATACATGAAGAGTATAAAACTCTAAAACCAGGTGAGTTTAGACACGTTATTTTAGAGAATTTCTTTTTTGGTTTAAGTGGAGCTATCATAGTCCCATTTATCGCAGTTAGGTTAGATATAGCTGTTCTTATATGTTATATGATTCACTATTTCTATATTAGTAAAGTTATTAATAGGCCTAAATATGTTACTAGCCTTGCAAAATTTTTATTATTTCCTATTCCTACTGCACTAGGAGGCTTTACAGGATACAAACTAGCATATTATATAAGTACACTACTATGACGAAAAAAACAGCATCTCAGAAAGATTACGAGCACATTAATTTAATTTTAAATGAAGCTGAAAAGCATGGTTTAAAATGGGAAGTAGAACACGATGCTATAAAAATAATGAAAGAGCACCCAACTATGGATATGGTAGACGCATTTACACATGCATTTAATAATTGGGTAAAATAAACTAAAATGGCAAAATTAATAAAAACAGTAGTAATACAAAAAACAATTACATACGAGGCAGATCTTTCTAAACAAGAGATAGAACAGTATTTAGAAAATGAAGATAGTTGCGTACTATTTGACTTTAAAGAAACTGAAGCTAAAGAAAGACAAACAGAGTGGGTAAGAATTTACACAGACCAAACACCATATTAAATGACAAGAAAAGAATACGACAATAAACTTAATCAACTTTTAGAAAAAATTGAAGAACTAGAAAACAGCTCTGAAAAAAATTCTTTAGAAAAATTAAAACAATTAAGAAACGAAGTAGCAAGACTTAAATTAGAAAATTTAAACTTTTCTAATATTTTAGGTTAAGTCATAAACTTTTTTTATTTTTTTAATATAACATACATGAAAATTATTTTAGTAGGAAAAGCAGCAGCAGGAAAAGATTATTTAAGAGAAAGATTAGAAAATAAATCTTTTATTTCTGGTGTAAGTCATACAACTAGACCTCCAAGAAAAACAGAAAAAGACGGTGTAGATTATCATTATACTACAGAAGAAAAGTTTATAGAACTTATAGATTCCGGAGAAATGTTAGAACACATGATATTCAAAGGAACTTATTATGGTTTAACAAAAGAAGAGTTTGAAAAAGGAGATATACTTATTATGTCTCCAGAAGGTTTAGAGCTTTTACCAGAAGACCTTAAAAATAAGTGCTTAATAATCTATTTAGATATTGAACCTACTACCAGATTAGTCCGATTAATCTTACGTAATGATAAAAACGACACATTAGAACGTAGATTCGAGGCAGATGAAAAGCAATTTAAAAACTTTCAAGAATTCGATTTAAGGGTAACGAATTCAGAATTTTAAAGATATATAATTAACACCCTAAAATTTATATAAATGTCAAAACTAGAAGACTTAAGAAAAAGAAGAGATGAACTAGAAAAAGAAGCACAGAGACTAACAGAGCTAGAAGCATCTAAAATTTTCACAGTAAAAATCGATGATGTGAAAATGATTAAAACAATCCAAGACCACCTTAACAAAGGTTACACATGGACCACAAAAAACGCAGCAATTATCGTAACTCTATACGATAAGTTGAAAACTGAAAGAACTAGAATTACTAAAGAGGTTGCTGAACTTGGAACAGACCAAGAGGTTACTGATTACCAATCAGTTCTTGAATTAAAAGCCTATGAGCTTAATGGTTTGTATCAAGCTCTATTGAATGTAAGCGGAGAAGGTATCGAAAATGCTAGAAAATTTATTAGAATGCTAACACTTGTTGGCGAATCAGTTACCGGAGCAATGAATGAAATGACCGAATCTAATAAAGTTATTACAGACCTGCACGTTGAATTAAATGACCTAGATGGAACTATTCAGCACCTAGAAGAGTCAGAAAAAACAGAAGAACTCGAACCTACTTTGACTAAAGACGTTTAATTTTTCTAAATGAAAGGTAAAACTTATATCACATCAAATATGCAACTTGGAAGGCCTTCTGCCATTGGAAAATGGAAAAGGCCTTTTAAAAATGTTGATGAAATGACAGAAACTCTAATAAAAAATTGGAACGATACTGTCACAGAAAGAGATACTGTATATCATTTGGGTAATTTTGCATGGGACCCTAAAACAGCATACGACTCTATACAAGCATTAAAAGGATTAAATATTTACTTTATTCTTGCTGAAACTGATGAGCCTTTATTAGAATTATGGGATAAAAATACACTTCCTAAAAATGTAAAAATAATAGATGATATTTATTTCGATTCTGATAATAATAGAGTTTATTCATATTGGCCTTTGAAAGAATGGAAAAATAAATCAAAAGGAGCGTATAATATTGTTGGATATCCCAATAGAAAATATAAAACTTTACCAAAAAATAAAGTTATCAATTGCAGTGTAGACCAGTGTAATTTTAAACCGCAAGACTTAGAATCAATATTAGGTCTTCTTAAAGAAATAGAATAAAAATTTTAAAAATAAATGACACAGGATTTTTTTATGTCGTTTATTTTTCTTATATTTATACTATATTAAAAACACAAAAACGTACATATATGAAACAATTAACTTACAGAGAATTAGGAGAAAACTTCTACAACACCCGATCAGAAAAAGACTATAATAAGCTTTATTTAAGAGTAAAACCAGGTCTTAAAAATTATATATTTAAAGTAGTAAAAGACAGTGAAGTTGCTGAAGATTTACTATCTAATACTCTTGTAAAATTGTGGACTAAAATAGACCAATACAATCCAGAGTGGCAAATAACTACTTGGTTGTATAAAATTGCGTTTAACGAATCTCTTGCATATATCAGAGAAAGAAATAAAAAGTCTTCTCTAGATGGAATGCGAGATGCTGGAGTTCAGCTATCAAGTAGTGGCGTAGTTAATGATTCTCTTTCTAGCTTAATAGAAAGCTTTGAACAAAAAACCGAAGAAGACTTTATTATGGAAGATGAAGAAATCATGAACCAATATCATAGTGCTCTTAAAGCAATTGATAATTTAAAGCCAATGTATAAAGGTATTATGGAAGACCGTCTTATTAAAAATATGAAATACGAAGATATTGCAGATAAGCATAAAGTCAATCTACAAACTGTTAAGAACAGAATTAGACGTGGTAAGGTATTAATCTCAGAAAATATTTAAAAATGGATAAAGATTTAACAGAAAAAGAAGTAGAGATGTTAGTAAGATTAAATTCTAGAGCTTTAAAGATAGTTAAAATAGAAGAACATTTCTTAAAAAATAAATTAAGAATAGATACCAAATATCTAGATACACTTACAACAAAAGAAATAGATAACATAATAAATACGCACTGCATTGAAAAATAGTAAAAGTATAAAAATAACCTATTATGGCTCAGGAGAAATATCCATGATAGAGGTTCCTACTTTAACACAGCACTCTTTAGAATTTTATATGGAACAATATCAAAGAAATAGAGAAGCTTTTAAGTGGGAAATTGTAGAAGATAATAAAAAGATATATAAAAAAACAAAGTAAAAAAGATGGAAGAAAAAGAACATATATTAGATACTATTCTGAATAAAGTAGGAGATTCATTGACTGAAGGAGTTGAGATTTTTTTAGCTAGAGACCCTGAAGATAATGAAGTTTTAGCAATTCAAACAAAAGATTGGCAAAAAGGTCTTTCAATAGATCAGCTAGTTAATAGTTATGGAAGTTTTAGAATATACACTGCAGATTCAGAAGAAGATGCTATCGAACAATTAGTAGAAAGCATTAAATTATCGATAGAAAACATGTTAAAAGAAGAACTTCCTTCTGATGAAGATAAAACAGAGGAAGACAAAAGTTAATCGTTCGGGGGATTGATGAAATCGGCTATCATAGCACCCTTGCACGGTGCCTTTCCGAGTTCGAGTCTCGGATCCTCCACACAAAAGCCCTATTAATTTAGGGCTTTTTTGTTTTTAAACAAAATACAAAAAAATTATATAATATACATAACTTTAAAATCTAAAATATGAGTGAAGAAAGAAAAATAATGCTAGAACTATTAGAACAATTACAAGAGACATTAAATGATGTACAAGAAGATGCTACAAAATTTAGTGAAAAAGGAAATAAAGCAGCCGGTACTAGAGTACGTAAGCAAATGCAAACAATTAAGTCATTGGCACAAGACGTAAGAGTCGCAGTTTCAGCAGCAAATAACGCTTAATAAAATTAATAAGGGTACTAAACATGCCCTTATTAAAAAACAAATTAAATCATGAAACTTATATACAATTACATATTTTATCCTGTTCTATACTGGTATGGATTTTTAAAAGAGATTAGAATATGGCTTAAATTTATGAACACTACTAAGAAAAATAAAAAATTATTAGAAGAAAGTGAATTAAGAGTAGATTGGATAGGAAGAGTTTACGGTGTAGTCAATGTTCCTGATGAAGTTTTAGGAGCTGCTGAAGAAATTCAACAAGCTTATGTATTAAAAGAAATGGGAAGGTATGGAAAAGTTATGACAGAATTAAAACTTTCAAATGTTGTGTATCCTCAAATGCAAGAAATACAAGGAACTGGGGCATACTTAGTTATATTTTGGCCAATACTCGATAAGCTCGACATACTTATTATTTTAGCAAATATATTAGGTTCAATTGCATGGTTCTTTTTAAATTGGATAATAGTTAAAATTTTAATTACTACCGGTGTAATATCTACATTATGGAACTTTATATATAATTTAATATGAATTATATGGAAGATTTAAAAAAATACGCAGATGAAATTTCTTTTAGATTACTGGCAACTAGAAATCATGAGGATTACGAATGGCTATTAGAAATTTTAAAAAAAATAAAAGATAGCGATGTTGATAAAAGTAAAGAGAGATTGGATAACTAAAGAATTCGAGGTAGAAGTAGAAGGAGAAATTCTCATATTTAAAATTGTAAAAAAAGGAGAAAAAACCACTTACTTTATAGACAATATGCCTTATAACCCTAAATCGCCTTTTCATGAAAAGTTTATGAATAATTGGCCAAATTCATTTTTAATATGACTGAAGAAATTAAAAGAGTTTATAAAGAAGACGGAAAACGTTTTTATGAAGTAACTCAAGAAGGTAAAGTTATAGCAACTTTACCATCCGTAACAACGGTTATGGGTTCTATGGCTGATAAGTCTGGTTTAGAAAAATGGCGACAAAAAGTAGGCGAAGAAGAAGCTGATAGAATCAGTAACCTTTCAATGAACAGGGGAACTATCATGCATCGACTTATAGAATTGTATAAACCTTTACCAGGTTCACCTCAAGAAAAGAGAGATTATTTAGAAGACACTGCAGCAAATGATACTGAAGTTTTAGAAATAACAGAACTTGAAAACGGTCAATTATATTACAATGAAGCTTGGAAAATGTTTGATAAGTTTTGGTACAATAATAGCAGATTTTTTGGAAAAGTTGATGAGGTTTTAGAATCAGAAAGATTTTTATGGACTGTTAAAGGAGGAGAGTTTGCTGGAACATTAGATAATGTTTCTAGGCTAAAAGATGGCACCGTAAAAATTATCGATTACAAAAATTCAAGAAGACCTAAAAGAAAAGAATGGATTCAAGATTATTTCAGACAAACTGCAGCATATTGGGTTGCTTATTGGGATAGAACCGGAATAAAAGCCGATGGCGCCGAGATATGGATAGCAAATGAAATAGATTTAACGCCACAGTGTTTTGAACTTACCAAAGAAGAATTAGAAATGTATTACAAAAGTTTTATGGATATTAGAAAAGATTTCCGTGAAAAATTTGGATATTAAAATAGATATATAAATTATTAAAAAAAATAGAACTATGAATAAATTTGATAAATTTTTTGCAGAACACGGAATAAAAGTAATATGCGTACTTTTAGTCCTAACTTACTTTAGAGCATGTTCAACTTCAAGATCTGTTGCTAGAGTAGATGAAGACATCGAAGTAGTAGACAAGAAAATTGAAAATATCAGAAAAGATTTTGAAAACAAAATAATCTCTGCGCCTGAAATGATAGACATTATTAAAAATACTCCAGCATGGAGAACTTTAGAAATAGAAGAATTAAGCGATAAAAATAGAATTCCTATCAATTCTTTCAAGAATAAAGAAGAAAACTAATGAAACCAAGCGTAGTAAGAAAATTTATTATAGGAATATTCTGTTCACTTTATATTCTAGTCTCTTTAATATCAACAGTTCATGTTATTGACTTTTTTGAAGTAGCTAATCCAAGTTGGATGGCAATAACTTTGGCAGTTGCTTTTGAAATAGGAGCAGCAGCATCTTTAGCGTCTCTAGTTATTTTAGATAAGATGAATAAAACTTTAGTGTGGGCTCTTTTCATTGCTATTACACTTATGCAAATGCAGGGAAATCTCTATCATGCATTTACACATTTAGGAGATTACAGTCAATGGTCAGAACTTTTTTGGTTATCTGAAGAAGAACCCTTATTTCAAAAAAGAGTATTTTCACTAGTTGCCGCAGGTATTTTACCATTAGTTGCATTAGGTTTTATTAAGTCTTTAGTAGATTATATTAAACCAGGAGAAACTGAAGAACTTAAAGAAGATTTAGACGATATTTTAGACCCTCCGGGCAATCCAGAATATATTCCGCATGATTTTGAATTATATCAAGAAGAATCTGAAATAGACCCCCTAGATGCTGCTACCAAGAAAAATGAAGATGATAAAAAATCTGAAATTTTAAAAGGAGAGGATGATAAATGATATAAAATTTCAATTACCTAGTCTTTATATAACTAAGCCGATTGAATGTACTTCTTTAGAAAATATAAAAAATGAGAACTTTAATGTTATCAAAAGAATTTATATGATTAAAAATGAAGTAAACCCTGAATATTATTTTATGGAACTGGATATTTCTTCCGGGTTTACTTTATCTGCAAAAATAATACCTAATTATGTCATAGTAGGAAACGCAGCCAAGCAACTAAAAAAAGCAAAAATTAAAAATAAAAGTGACCTGTCTCCCTATTTTAAAATAAAAGCAGCCTTATATAAAATAAATGAATATGAAAATATTTGGGAGTTTTCTCATATTACTAAAAAAGAAAGCGAAATATATAAAATAATAAAACAAATAAAAAAACAAATTCCACATGAGCTCAAATAATGTAATTTTAAAATTTGGAAGCACTGGAGAACTAGTAGGTATATTACAGGGAATCTTAAATATTACTGTAGATAATCACTTTGGTAAATTAACACATGTCGCAGTTACAAAATTCCAAAAATCAAAAAATTTAGTAGCAGATGGTATTGTAGGACCTCTTACATGGAAAACATTAGGATATAGTCCTTTAGAATTTGAACTAGATACTGATAGGTCTACTTACGAGAACTGGATTGAAAAATACCACCTTCCTAAAGGAGAATATATTCATAAAATAACTAATAAAGAATGGATAATGCTTCACCATACTGCAGGTAGAGAAAACCCGTATAGAACAGTAGATGGCTGGGCAAGAGATAGTAGAGGTAGAGTAGGCACCAATTACGTTATCGGAGGAGTATCTACTAATGGAAAAAATACAAAAGATGATGGAAGAGTTTTAAGAGCGATAGATGACGAATATTTTGGTTGGCATATAGGTAACGGAGGAATTTATGCTCTTAAAGAAAAGTCTTTAAGTATAGAAGTTTGTAGTGCTGGTGGATTAAAACAAAAAAATGGAAAATGGTATACTTGGTTTAAAGAAGAAGTAGACCCTAGTCAAGTATGTATTTTAGATGAACCGTTTAGAGGATATAAGGCATTTCATAAATATTCAGAAGAACAAATAAAGTCATTAAAAGCTCTTTTAATATTCCTAGGAGAAAAACATGGTATCGATATAAAACAAGGAATGTCAGCAATGCTTCATTCAAACGTTAATGCATTTGAATGGAACAAAGGAGTATGTGAAGGTAAAATAAAAGGAATCATAAATCATACAAATATCAGAAAAGATAAAAGTGACATGTTTCCACAGCCAGAACTTATAGAAATGCTATTAAGTCTTTGAAACTAATTAAATAAACCTTATATAATATTTATGGAAAATAAAGAAATGACATTACAGGAAGCAGTAAGAGTTCTACATCAAGTTGCAGAATTAGCTCAAAAAGCTGGAATACTTTCGATGCAGGATGCAGCATTAACATTTAGCGCAGTAAATATAACTACTAAAGAAATATTGACAGAACTGAATACTGACAAAAAAAGTGACGAGGCGATAGCTGAAGCATGAACCAGGAAGTTAAAGAAATATTAGATAAGATTCAAGTTCTTAAAAAAGAGCTTGAATCTATTCAGAAAAAATGTACTCATGAAGAATATTCAGTCGAGTTAATAGATGGTAGTTTAATAAGGATATGTCGCTTCTGTAAAAAAAATATAGGATACGCAAACCAAGAAGACTTAGAAGGATCTGGATATATATAAAAAATCACATTATGAAAAATAATATAAACAAATTTTTAGAACTTTTTTCAGACTTTGATTTGGTAGTTACTAAATCTGGAAAATACTCAGAATCAGATGAATATTACAAATCATTGGTAGAAACAGAATTAAATCTTTCAGTTCAAGACCTTAAAAAAAGTATTAAGAGATTAGAAAAAGAATATTCTGCGGCTAAAAAAGCTTGGAAAGCCGGAAAACTACAAAGAGAAGAGCTTTATGATTATGAATGGAGGTTATTTGAGTTAAAAGAAGAACTCAAAAAAATTCAAGGAGAATGAAAGACCTAGTGGCAAATCACATTATAGAGTGGGCAATTGTTGCATTTTCTGCGTTTTTAGGATTTGCATTAAAAGATTTAATACAAAACTTTTTTGTAGGTCTTCAATTTTTATGGGGCCATGATTTTGATGTAGACGATATCGTATACATTAAAGGTAATAAAAAGGCAAGAATAGTCAGACAAAATATATGGAAAACAACATTTTATGTTTTTCCACATCAAAGAAAATTTATTATTCCAAACTCTCTGCTTTGGAAGCTAGATATAGAAAAACAATTACCTTTAAATAACGACTCAAAATGACAGATTCATTAATTTATGGCTTTTTTGCAGCCTTTCTTTTAATATTTTTAAATTATACAGTTCTTAAAATATACAAGCAATTTCCAACTTATGGAATTGCACTTGTATGGGGAAGCTTAGGTGTAAAACTTTTATTTATTTCTGCGTTTACAATTTTAATACAAGTTTCTATTAAAGAGCCTATAATTTATGCTTTTACTATTTTAGCGGGTATATTATTTTCAAATGTTCAAACTTTATTAACTTTAAAGAAAAACGGTGATATATAAACCGTTATGAGCCCAAACGAGTTAAACGAAGCGAAACCTTATAAAGATTCCGGAAAAATATTAGTTTTTGACCTAGACGATACTATAATTGTATCAGCAGCAAGAATATGGGTTACTAATAAATCAACCGGAGAAAAGTTCTCTCTAACTCCAGAAGAATTTAATTCATTTCAAAAAAAGCCAAATCAAGTTTTAAATTTTGATGAATTTCAAAGTTTAGAAATTATGAAAGCAGGTAAGCTAATTAATTATTATTTTAAAATATTTAAAGAAGCATATAGAAATAAAATTGCAATTGCCATTGTAACTGCAAGAGATGACCATAGAATGATTTATAGATGGTTGAAAGAGCACTTAAAACACCCAATAGATTCAGATCTGGTTTTTGCAGTAAACGATAATGGACATCATAGATTTAAAGGAGATATTGCAGATCGTAAAAAAGAAGCATTTAGAGAAATTATTGCAAAGGGTTTTGATGATTTGCAGTTTTACGATGACGATGACGCTAACTTAAGACTAGTGAAATCTTTAGAAGATGAATATCCAGACATAAATATTTCTACAATTAAAGCAAAAAAATATCATAGATAAAGAAACTTTCTGAAATTCTTTGATATATAAATTAATAAACCCTAAAAACATTTATTAAAGATGGACAGAATTTCAGAAGCCAAAACTTCTGAAATGAAACCAATTCAACCTCAAGAGGAGTTTGAAAAAACCTTACAACAGGAAGATATTTTCAGTATCTTCTTAAGCGAAGGTACAGATGATGAATCAGATGATGAAATGTTTCTTTTCGGAGTAGGTGGCCCAGCTTAAAACATTAAGGACTCTAAGGAGTCCTTTTTTATTAAATCCGTGTTAACAAAAACAATAACATTTTATTAAGAATTAAATCTACTTCAGATTTTTTTATGTCGTTTTTTATTCTTATATTTATAGTATATTAAAAACGATATATAATTTATGAGAATTAAGCCAATAAACGAATTCATGAACATTTTAGAAGCACAGCAAAATTTAAAGTTGAATGTACCAAAAGATGTTAAAGACCTTCATAAACTTTTTAAGAAGAATAAAAGGGAATTGTACATTGTTGGAGGAGCTGTTCGAGATGCCCTTCTTGGTCAAAAACCAAAAGACTTTGATTTAGCAACTGATGCTAAACCGGATGAGGTTGTAAAAATATTAAAATCCGGAGGAATTCCTACAATTGGAGAAGTTGGCCAGCAATTTGGTGTAGTTATTGCAAAAACACCAAGTTTTGCAGAAGGAATGGAAATTGCTACATTCAGAGAAGACATTGGAAAGGGTAGAAGACCTGACGCTGTAGAATACTCAACAATAGATAAAGATGTTCTTAGAAGAGACCTTACAATTAACGCACTTTTTTACGATATTGAAAGTCAAGAAGTAGTTGACCTAGTAGGAGGAGTTGCAGATATTCAAAGTAACACTATTAGAACAGTTGGTAGGGCACAAGAAAGATTTGATGAAGACCCTCTTAGAAAATTAAGAGCATTAAGATTTGCAGGTAGAACAGGAAGTAAACTTGAAAAAAATACAGCCGAGGCTATTATCAGCGATAACAGTTTAGAAGATATTAGTAGTGAAAGAATTAGAGACGAGTTTAAGAAATCTGTAGAAAGCGCAAAGTCAGCTAGATTTTACTTAGATATGGTTTCAGAATTTAGTCTTTGGGGAGTAATGTTTCCAGGTTTAGAAATCAATAAAACTTTCTTAGATACTAACAATTGGCTTTTACAAATAACACAGTTATTTGGAGATAATCAAGAAGAACTTCTTAAAAAAGAATTAAATAAGATGTCTTTTTCAAATCAAGAAATAGATACAATTGTATTCTTTAAAAGATTTTTAGAACTTAAACCAGAAAATGCATTTCAATTAAATAAAGAATGGAAAATTGTAAAACTTGATAAAAAATTACTATTAGAATTTTCTAAGATAAATAAATTAGATATTAAATTAGTAAAAACATTCCTTAAATATAAACCTTCTACAAACGGAGGCCAAGTTATGAAAGAATTTGGTATTAAAGGTTCTGCAATTGGAGATAAAATAAAAGAAATAGAAACCGAAAAATTTAAACAATTATTATGAAACAGCAGTGGAAAGAAATATTTGAAGAAACCTTAAATGAATCAGGCTTTTTTGGAATTTTTAAAAAGAGAAAGAAAGAAATAGCAAAAGAGAAGCCTATAGATTATAACCCTAATAAAATAGGATATGACCATCCTGACTTTGAAGAAGAATTTCCTGGTTTTGCAAAAAACCCTGAAGAAAGAATCGAAAAGGCATTCAAAACTCTTCAGGCAGCTGAAAATAAAATGTCCGGTCCGATGAACGAGATGGAAATCGATCTTCATGAAATACGAGAAATGTTTGCTCAACAGGATATGGTTAATGGAAATTCGGCAAATGCTAAATATATTTTAGAAATAGATAAGTTTCTTAAAGAACATGAATCATTTTGGTTTAAAATAAGAAAAGGAATTTGGTAATATGAAATATTTAAAAGAATTTGCAGCTTTTTCAAAGCAAGGAAAGCATTTAGTAGACACTTCAACAGGACTTCCTTTAAAGGCATTATCATTAGATGCCGTAAACGATAACATCACTATCTTTTTTAATGAAAAACAAAACATCATGTTTCCAGCCGGAAAAATATTAGCATATTTCCATGATGAAAAATGGTTACCTTTATACGATGAAGGTAAAGCTGGAATTTTGATGTTTAACCCGATGAGGGGAAGTCTTAGTCAATATGGTGCATCACCTATCACAGATATTTGGAAAAAGAGTTATAATAAAAGAATTGAAAATTCAGAAATGATATGGTCTTGTATAGAAGGACAAATAGTTGATGGATATCTTATTATTGAAATGATGAGTACCAGACCAGGTTATAAGAGAAATAGCATTAATAAGAAAATGTTAGATGCTATCGTTAAAGACCATAAAGAGCCACTCGTTTGGGACTCTCCAACTGAAGACGGACTTAAATTCATAAAAAGTTATAGCGGAGATGATGCTAAGTTTTGGTTTTCTGGCAACTACGGAAGGCCAAAGAACTTTTTAAAATTGTACCCCGATGGGGAAGAAAGAGTAATAAAATTTGATTAATGTAAAACTTTTTTTAATCTGGTGCGAAAATAATTCACACCAGATTTTTTTATGTCGTTTATTTTTCTTATATTTATACTATAATTAATTAATCAAAACAATAGAAATGATTAGAAAGAAACAACCCAAAAGAGAAATCATCATAGACCTAACAGGTCCAGATGGAAATGCATTTGTACTAATTGGAAAAGCGATGAGATTTGCAAGTCAATTAGGTTTAGATGGAAATAGTATTAAAGAAGAAATGATGTCAGGAGATTATGAAAACCTTTTAGAGGTATTTGATAAAAACTTCGGTCACTTCGTAATTTTAGAAAGATAATTTAAAAACAAATAAAAATGATAAATTCAAGATTAGTATCAGTAGAAGAGAGACAATCTATTTTAGATCGAATTCAAATCGCATTAGTAGTTGGTAATTATCCGACTTCAGCTAACGACCCTCTTATGAAAGATTTACAAAGGTTGATAACAGATGCAACTGAAAAAGTAATTAGTAAACAACTAGAAAAATTAAAAACCAAATAAAAACAGAAACCATGAAAAAAGAAACCATGAAAAAAGAAACCATGACAAAAGAAGAAATAAGATTAAACCATTCTATTTTTAATTTTTTAAACAATTTAGTTAAGAAATATCCTAATGACGCAGATCTTGGTGAAGCTATCAGGGAAATATGGATTAATCCATCAAAATAAATTGTTAATAACTTTTTAATCTGGAGTGAAAATAAATCACTCCAGATTTTTTTATATCGTTTATTATGATTATATTTATACTGTAGTTAATTAATAATAACCTTTAAAAAATATAAAATATGAAAAATTTACTTAATAAAAATCGAATCTTTAAAAAATCTGAAATCGTAGACAAATACTACGCTAACATAGATGGTGTAAAAACCTATTTAACTCCTGCTAATCGCGGAGAAGCTCCATTCTTAGACCATTATAAAGACTTAATGGCTGCTAAGTCTACTATACGTAGAGCTGCCGATCAATGGATGGCTGTTAAGCCTAAAAGAGTTAAAGTAACTCAAAAAGAAGTTGAGAGTGCTTTATTACGTCTTTGGTTTAAAAATATAACTGAAGAAATCTCAAAAGAAGATTGGGCTTCTGAAATGAAGTCTTTATTTCCTTATGTAACTACTTACTCTGGTTGGAAAGGAATTGTATCTAGAATGTATACACTTTTATGGTTTGCATATTCTCAATCTTCTGCTGTTAGAGATGGAGATACTTCTAACTATGGATATCGTCTCCATTATAAGACATTTGAATCTTTCCATACTAGTTATAAAAAATATGAAAATGTTGGACAGTGTTAATAACATTGTTCATAACTTGTTCATAACTTTATGGCACCAGATTTTTATTTATCGCATATAATAGTTATATTTATACTGTAGTTAATTAATAATAATAACCTTTAAAACACGTAAAAAATGGAAAATTCAACAAATTACTTCGATCAAAAACAACCAACTTTAATCGCTCAACTAGGGCCAGAAAAAGAGGTGGTATATACTAACAAGTCTTTTACTGAGATAGAGGCTATCATAGAACCTTTTAGAATAGCCAATCCTGAAATGGGTTGTGGAATCAAAACTCCAAAAGGAAATAGCTGGGTCGGATTAGTTACTTGGGCTGATCAGATGGAAATGTTCTGGGAGTACCCAACATATACTCCAGAAGGAGACAGACTTGCGGCGCTTCGTAAAGCAGAGCAGGATGCTAAAGGAATATTAGCATCTTGGGGATAATCAATTAATAACCCTTAAAAACAAAAAAATGAAAAATTTTAACTTTAAAGAAATGATAAACATCTTCAAAACCTTATGCATGTTTGGACTTATTGCCTTTGTTAGCATTTGGATAACATATACATTGATTTCATTCATTGTATGGTATTTTACTATGATGTTCTTATACCCTACAACTGCATTAATAGTTTTGATTTTAGGCTGTCTTGCATTCGCTGGAATAACTAAAGCATTAGAAATTTATAATAATTTATAATAACAAATAAAAACAAATGAAAAAAAGATTAGAACAAAGAATGTACGGATTGGTGCCTTATAACCTTAGTCCAATCCAACAAGGAATTCAATTTGGACATGCTGTAGTAGAATATAGTTTAAACCATTATTCTTACACTGAACAAAAAGGTTCGAACCCATATAGTCAATGGGCGCACTATGATAAAACATTTATTATCCTGAACGGTGGAACCACAAACAATAACGCAGAACATTGGGGTACTCTTAATCAAGCAGTCTTAGAACTTGGAAGACTAAGAGTTGAAAAGGCAACTTTCAATGAACCAGACCTTGGAGACCAATTAACTGCCGTAGTATTTTTAGTAGATGAGCGGGTTTGGGACAAAGAGAAATATCCAGAGTATAACCCTCACCATACTGATTTGGAACCTTGGGATTATTATGATTTAGTTTTCGGAGAAGATGCCAAGCATATATTAGAAATGAGAGATTTCCTTTCTAAATACAAACTAGCCTAATAGAAACATTTTAAAAAACTGCAATATAAAATATATGTTTAAAAACAAAAGAATATCAGAAGTGATGCCGCATCTAGAATCAGTTGCTAGAGACCACGGTCTCAAGTTAAATTACACTAAAGATTTTAAAATAGCAAGAAAACTTTTACTAATTAGATATTTGTCTTATGGGAATTTTAAATAGAATAAACCTTTTCCTTACATTTTTATACATTCCACTTTTTCCAATTGGAGAAAACTTTAAATCTTCAGTTGTTGTTGAAAAAGAGGAAAAGAAAATAGAAGTAGTAGAGGTAGTAGAAGAATCAAATCTTTTAGAAGCAATGATTCAAGTAGAAAGCAGAGGAAATGAATCTGCAGTTGGAGACACTCACATGGACGTTCCATCAATTGGGGTTTTACAAATTAGACCTATCATGGTTAAGGAAGTAAATAGAATTCTTGGAAAGGAAGTTTATACTTTAAAAGACCGAGCTAGCCGTGAAAAATCAATTGAAATGTTCGAAGTATGGAAAAATCACCACCATAAAAATTCAAGTGATGAAAAAATAGCGAGATGTTGGAACGGAGGGCCTTTAGGTTATAAATATAGTGGGACAGATCATTATTGGTCAAAAGTTCAATTGGAGATGCAAGTTAGTAGGTAGGTCCGTGTAACCGGAGAGTATACAAAAGTGGCACCAATAAAAAAGATATATAATTAATAAAAATAAATTAAGAAAATGAGTAGAGTTTTAACATCAGAAGCATTCATGCTTGTAAACGGTTTAGATATTCAACATTCAAGTGAATGGGAAGATTATTTAGAAATGAACGCGCAGATAAATGGTTTAACAAGAGAAGAATATGCAGCATACTATTTAAACACGCAATGGCAAATGCAGTGTATGGAAAGTATTGTTACTTTATTTGAAGCTAAAAAAGTTACAAGAAAGCAATTAGATAAGGCTCTTGGTGAAATTACAAGAATTACTCAAGATTTAAAGTCAACTGTCCTTTTATGGAAAGATGCTAAAGAAAATGGAAATGGTGCTAAAGAAAAAGAACATTTAGATACTTTAAAGAAATTAAATGCTGAGAAAAAAGAAGCAGAGAAAGAAGTAGAAGGGTTTATTAAAGGACTTGATAAGAATGTAGAATTAAGCATTACAGAAGCCATCGAAGTTACCAAAGAAATGTGGGACAAGGAATGGCCACTTAAAAAAGTATTTGGAAAAGACTACGAGGCTAATTTCGCAAAAAGAGTAGAAGCAGCAATGTCAAAAGCCAAAAACGAAGAACAGGCTGAAGAATGGGCTTATAAAAACTTTAAACAATTACCAAACCCTGCAAAAGGGATGACTATAGAAGAATCAGTTATGAATGAATATGGCCCAATGCGAGGTTCTGGTAATAGAGATTATAGTACTAGTGAACTTGTTGATAGAGCTGGCGAACTAGATGATATTTTTCAAGATTCTAGAAATCGTAGAGCTATTAGAGATTGGGAAGAATATACTGAAGACCTATTTGGTGAATATGCAGGAGACCAAGACGGTGGAACACAAGATGTATATTGGGCAGATATTCCAGAACATGAACTTCAAACAGCAATCGATGTTGGCGAGGATATTATGAATAAGTATAAGATTAAAGAATCAGTTATGAATGAAGCAAAAGGCGCACCATGGCCAGAACAATTAGAAAAAGGGTTAACTCATTGGGGTTACAAAAAAGGAACCCATACTAGAGAACTTAAAACACTTCCTTGTAGAATTGGAAGAAATGCACAAGAATTTGGTGGACCTAACCATGCCCAATCAGTTGTAGACCTTAATATGAAAGACCCAATGGTCAAGAAATTCTTTAAGCCTAAATTTAAAGTTAGAGCAGATGGAAATTACGTAAATGATTATGTTGAACTAATTCCTAAAAAGGGTTATTTATATAGTCTACATGTAGGTACTGGACAATTTGAATATTTTTGTTTAGCAATTAAACCAGGAGAGGTTTACATATTTAGAAAATATGACGAAGCCTATGGACAATATGAATATTTCAAATTCGAAGAGAATATGTCAACAAGATCTGGAGTATTTGATTTTAAAAGACATAGAGAAGAAGAACAATGGAAATGGAATAAATTAAAACCAGACGGTGCAAGTCATTTCGTATCAGTTGGATGGGGAATCATGGATATTGGTTTAGAATATACTCAATTAGAATTACCATTTGAACATCTAAAAACTTACGAAAGTTTTGTTACTGAAAAAAAAAACTTATCTAGTTCAATTAAAGCAGCATTAAAAAATGGTTTAGTTAATGTTGGAGGAGACAAGGTTAAAGTTTCTGTTACTAATAAAAACCAATATAAAATCCAACCATACGACTCTCTTGTTGGCGGTGATTGGGCAGAGGCAGATCTACGAGATAATTTCAAAGACTTGGTTGATGACCTTAATTTTTCTTTAAAAGGCAAATATTCATTTTCACCAATCGATGTTACTAATAAAGAATGGATAATAGAATTACTCTAAAATAGACTTATATCAAATCTATCTTAAATATATCTTAGATATATAAAAGAAAAGATAGATTTATAATGTCACAAAAATCAAACGCTGAATTAGTAAAAGAATTAATAGATGCTTTTTCTGAGTTAAAAACTAAACTCGAAGACCCAAATAGAGTTTATTTAGAAAGTTCTATAAAACAGCTTATTGAAAATCAAAATGAGATGAAAGATGCTATTTCAAGTTTGAAAAAAGAAATCTTAAATCCATACAGTGGAGTAGTTGTAGAAACAATTAAGAATACTGAATTTAGGCAGAAAATGGAAGAAAAGGGAGACCTTGGAATCGATCTATTGACAGAGCACAAAGAACTTATGAAATGGAAAAGTACTATCACTAAAATGGGCTGGATGGTAATTACCACAATATTTGGTATTTTGGCTTTTTTAATTACAGGAAACATTTAAAATGGTTGCAGATAGAATATCATTAATAACAATTTATAGGTCTCTTTTGGCTATTAATAGCAGTGACGGTAAAATAGATTCTATTTTATTAAATAGGAAAAATGATTATGGGACAAAATCAATTCCTAAATTTAATTCTTTACTAGAATTAAAAGAATTTATAGATACTTTATATCCTTATAAAAATGCAACTAATTGTAATTGCCTTACTAGTAATGAGGGAATATATAATTTAATAAGTTTTAGTTTTAAAAATAAAGAAGAGTTTATTTATGTAAATAATATGCAAACTAAATTTGAAACATCTAAACCTAAAAAAATAACTGAAATAAATTTCAAAGGTTTAGATAACATAAATTCTATAAATGCAGAACTAAATAAACTTTACGGCGACTATGTATGTTTTCCATATATGGAATATGGGTACACTGAATGTAATTACATTGAAATGATAACCAATGAAAGATACGATGACCTAATAGAATTATATAAAAAAATAAAATAAACAGTGAGTAAACTTTTAGACCAATACACAGCATTAGATTCTCAAGCTTTTGCAGATAATATCCACAGAGAAGCAAATGGATATTGGAAACCAATATATCCAGGAGAATTAAATAGACCTCTTAAGCATGTAGAGGCAGATTACAATTATAAAGTTCTTACAGGAACTTTAGCAAATTATAGAATTTATCCATCTGCAATTTTACCAGGAACAACAGGTGCTGCAGTAGAAGATTTTACTGGAGATGATAATAAAGTACTGCAATTAAAGTATGATGCAACTGAAGGTTGGTATTGGACTCTTCTTTTGGGTGGTTCGGGAACTACTGGTCCTGCTGGTCCTACCGGTGCTGCTGGTCCTACCGGTGCTGCTGGTCCTACCGGTGCTGCTGGTCCTACCGGTACAAATGGTGCAACAGGTCCTGCTGGTCCTACTGGTGTCAGCGGAACTCCTTATGCGAATAGTAAAACAGAAACTTACACTTCAGCAAACATACTTGCAGGCGACAAAATTAATCTTTTAAACAGTT